TTAATGGCTCTTTTCTTTTGCTAATAAATTAGACATTACTTCATTCACTTTAAGATTCACTTTCTTAATTGCATCAGCCGATGGTTGATTCATGCTTTCAATCGTTATACGATATTTTTCTATTTCAAACGATTGCTTTGACGATGATTTAACGAATTCACTCATACAGCGCTCACACTATGCTGTTCTTTTTTAATCAAATCATCGCAAAGCTTGTTCAAGTAATATGTATAGTTAACTTTTTTCTTCATCGAACGGACTTCTGTGCCGATCTCTTCGCAAATTGCAATTGGAATGCTGGATTTGTTTACTTTATTCCTATATGTATGTGCTAACTGATTTTCAGCTATGTTCTTATATGTAAGGAAATCATTAATATGTACGAAATAAACTTTGTTTTGTGGCTCTCTAAATTGAAACAGAAAACCAGGAATTATGTTTGGATACTGCGTTGCCTCTTTTAAGTGTTTAATCTGTTGTGGCTTGATGATCTTTTCACTGAAAGATACAGACTTGTTCTTTGTTGATTTAAGTTCAAAAGGAAAAAGATAACCTTTAAAGTGCAGGAAGCAATCGTATTTGTTTTTTGATACAGCTGCTCCCCTTTTCAAAAACATTGGGTTAACATCTTTAATTCTATAGAAGAACAGCTTTTGATCTGCAGCTGATTTTTCTATATTTGCTTCAAAAACCTTGCCTTGGTTTGTACCTGCCAATCAATCACTCTCCTAAAATATTGAAACTAAAATTGATATTAAAATAAACCTTTGTTACACTGTTTTATGTCAATTAATATTGAAAGAAGTGTACGAAATGAAGCAATGGACACCTCTACGCCCTCGTTTAAATGAATTAATGTTTGAATATGGCCTCACAGTTGATGACCTATTCAAACGCACAGGATACCCGAGACAACGTATCCACGATTATATAAGTGGAGCTAAAGCAAATATGAACTTAGCTACGGGCATGACTTTTGCTGATGCCATTGGTTGCTCAATTGAAGAGCTGTACGAATGGAACCATAAAGAAAGAAGAAAAGTTAAATCTTAATCCCTTTCCGAGCCCATCTAATTTCCTGCATCAATTCTTCATTATTATCTGAAAGGTTAATCAGGTTACGGTGGGCTCTTTCGTATTCTTTGTTCTCGAGAGCTTCTTTCACCGTGCCCAATTGTCTTTCCATTTTGTTGAATAGTATTTGAATAGTTTTATGTTCTTCAGCTATTACCATCCACCTCTAATTCTCTTATTTTATTTTTATCCTAAAATTAGTCTTAATCTAACTTGTAAATTGTCACATCGAAGTCCTCGAATATGGATTCGATCATTTTGTTTACCTCATTCCAATTTCCACCCGCCAAACCGCACCCGATTCCATAAGGCAAGGCAATGGATCTTCTATTTGTCATAGCTGAGGTTTTTATTAGCTCTAAGCCACACTTTAAAGCTTCATAGTCGGTGAACACCCTTCCTCTTCCATAAGAGAGTTGTCCAAAGATATGGGCGATAATCTTTCCATCGTGCTCTTTTACTTCTCGAACCTTTCCCAACAGGTCAGGCTTGTACACTACGTTGTCGCACATGTATTTATAAACTCTGTATGCAGATGGATACTTTTCTTTGATTTGCTTCGCCAATCCAGCCCCCATAACTCCTTGACAATTTACTTGATGACAAATGATATCCTCAGATGCACTGAGAATATTGCCATTGATAATTTTGATCATTTAATTGACCCCCAGTAATAACCCTAGTTGGCTTTTTAAAGCTCTTAGCTCATCTTCTAATTTATTCACTCTATGTTCTAATGCATTTTTATGTAAATGTTCTCCTTTAGCAACAGCTGTCTCTAATTCTTTACTGAGACGCTTTTTTAGTGGCAGTTTGTTATTCCAATTGTTGTACCATCTGTTGCTGATAAATCTAGTTTCAATACCTAGAATATCCGACAAATTTTTATGTAAGCTTTTTAATGTTTTCCCTTCCTGAAGACCACGTTCTGTGTAATCGAAAACTAAGTCTTCAAGTTCTTGACTCCATTCAATACTTGTAATGTTATTGTTTCTTGAATAACGAACAACGGGAAGGTTTTTATTATGCACTGCTTTTCTTATTTGAACTGCAATAGCAGAATCTTTTAATAATAAGCCAATTCTCAGAACTGCTGTCGGAGAAAAGATTTCTAATGAATGAGAACTGTCCTCATATTCACTTCTGTCTGATAAATATGCTTGCTTAAATGCGTTTAAACCCTTGCCAGTTAATACTTCTAATCCATTTTCTTGTAATTCACGCTTGTAGATTTTCACCATTGTCTTTTAATTTCATAATCTTTGACCTCAAAGTAATCAGCGACCATGCTTCTTGTCATACTTTCCCCATCTTCTAAAAATGCCAAATCTTTAACTTTAGTTAGAATGTTAACTTCTGCTCCGTATTTATCTCGTTCTTTCTTTGTTTTAAATGGTACGTACATCCTTACACTCCTTTTTTCTTCTATATAAAAGACCGATTTTATTTACTCCTCAATTTCTTAACTTCATTTTCCAGCCATTCAACATACGAGATGTCTTGAGTGTTTTTTGCATATTCATTTAATAAAGAATCCTCTTCTATAAAATCAAATGCGATTTCTGTTTTTTCATTAATAGGTAAGTAAATAGCTGCAATTCCGTTTTTCGGATAGAAAGAAGTGTCAAACCATGATAAAACATTATTCCCTTCATCATCTCTCCAATCATGCCGCGCAACGCTTCGATTGTATGCTTCAAAAGGATTCAAATCTAGTGAAAATTTAATCTCATCATACTCAATTGAAGCCCCAATTATTTTCCCCATCATCATGGGATCGACTGATTCTTCAATCCATTCATACACATTGTCATTAAATTTAATAATCGGTTTTTTACCTTGTAATACAAGTTCATATAATTTAATCGTCTTCATTGAAATAATCCTCCCCATATAACTCCTGCTGCAATAGCAACAATAAAAATTGAAACAAGTTTTATTACACCAATATAGACTGCAAATTTAATATCCCCATGAGAATCCATGTTTGCTAACAACACAAGCCCAAATGCGACGAACAAGATCCAAGCTGTCACAATCATCTACTTAGAACCTCTTCCAACTGCATACCCGTCGGTAATGTCATTTAAGATCGTGGTACTAGAAGAAACCTTTTTACTCTCATTGTCTTTATTTTTAGTGTAATTAATGAAATCATCGAACTGGTTTAAATATACTCCGTAAGCTGTGTTATTCAATTTATAAACGGTATCGTCACTTGGTTTCAAAAACCAGCTGTCAGTACCTTGTCCATATACTTCAAAAACTTGAACAATTTCGTCCTTATGCTCAAAGTAAGCCAGCTTATTTTCAAGTTCACATTCCTCATCAACTGGATTTCCAACATGATTTGTAGCATATTCCATCATAGAAGTAAGCATGTAGCCTAATTCGACGTCCGAGAAGCTTATCTGTGGTTTAGGTGTTCCATAATAAATATCTGCTTCATTTAGTGTTCCTCTTTGGCTCACTTCTTTAATGATCTCTTCGATAGCTCTGTAACCTTCATGAATGATGAATTCCCTACGTTCCTCATCTCTTCGTTTATACTCCTCTAATAAACTTGTTACCTTAAACTCTGTATTCTTCATCTAATTCCTCCCTGTGCAAATCGATTATTTCTGGTACCCGTTGAAAGAAAGTAATAATACAACCTCTCGCATCAAAAGGGTATTCACAATCAATTTCGGCACCTGATATGTAAATTTCATATTCTATGCTTGATATTAGTTGAGTATTATAGGGCAGTTCGACTTGTAAGCACCTCCTCAGATTAGGTAGCTGCTCATTAACATACTTCAAGAATTTCTTCTCATACTCAGGAACCTGTTCATATAATTTGTTTACAAGCTCTTCAATTGTGTCTGTTTGGACTTTGTAGAGATTCTCGAACAGTTCTTTGTTTATTTCCATCAGCTCACTTAAAGATTTTACGGTTTTCATACTTCCAGTCAAAGTAACTCCCCACCACGACAGTTCCTTAGTAATGTTCGCCTGCATTTAGCCCCTCCAAGGATCATGTTTTTCGATAATAGTCAGTCCATCCTTATTTCTCTTAGTGTTTTGTTCTGCTAATTTTAATAACGCATTTCTAGACTTTTCATCATTAAAGACCTCTTCCAAGTTTAATAAATGCGTCCTTTGATCCTTTGTCATTGCTTGAGTATGTAGGTCAGTAACCTTTCTGTGGTTAGCTACTTTTCTAAATTCGTAGTATTTGGGTGGATTGTATGACTTAAACCATTTTTCCACTTTAATCGGGGACAATTGCCCAAAACCAAACTTGATTAACACTGCCTTTTTGCTTTCCGGATGATTCATTATTTGTTCATATATAGTCGAAGGTTCGGTTAGTTCACTAGACACTTTGAAACCCTCAATTAGAGAACCGTTATTAAAATGAATATTTACCTTTGTACCTGATCCATTATCCATGACTGGTTAACCCCCTTAAGCGTTCGACTTCAGCGACCAACCATTCTGCATAACTTATGTGAATTTTCATCACCTTGGTCGATCCAGCTTGCCGAGACATCACTTCAACGAATTGCTTAATTTCTTCAAATTCAATTTCTTTCATTGAGATTTATCCCTTCTAAATGAAATCAACATTTTATCAATCCTCTTCGACTTCTCCATCTAATTCTTGTTTTAATTTGTAAGCAGATTCAGCAATCCCTTGAAACTCCTTTTCAAGAAGATTTGCTCTCTTGGCTCTTTCAATAAGCCATTCATATGACACCCTATCTAATTCAACCATTGTTTCAGATGCGTAAAATGCCTTTTCTTCAATTTCTTCAATTGTCATGGCTATCAACCCTTCCTGTATAAAATTAGAATTTCACCCGAATCGTATTAATTAACTAATTCCCACTCTCCAGGATTAAGTTGATCTAATGTGAAGAACATTGGCGTACCGTCGTTCATAAACTCAATAATCATCAATCGATCTTGTTCATTTCTTGGGCAGCTATCTGGGTTACTGTATGTAGATTCGGCTGTAACAGTTGTATAGGTTCCACCGTAAGCCCAAGAATCACCGATATATTTAATTACGTCTCCTTCTTTAACACTTGAAAAATCCATGTAATCCCCTCACTTCAAATTAATTTGTATATTTTCAAAACATCTCCACACAATACAATTGAACAAACTTGTTTACATACTACTTTAGGAGATGATCAAATGGCTCAACAAAACAGATCAAACAACAGCAATGAATTACTTGTACCTCAAGCTGCTGGTGCCCTTGAACAAATGAAGTATGAAATTGCTTCTGAGTTCGGTGTGAACTTAGGGCCTGAGACAACTAGCCGAGCAAACGGATCAGTAGGTGGAGAAATTACAAAACGTTTGGTTCGCCTGGCTCAACAAAGCATGAATGGACAATTTCATTAATGTATGAGGGGTTAATCCCCTCTATTTTTATACTCCTTTCCCAAGCCCGAACACCCAGATCATCTCTTCTCTCAACCATTTATAAATTTTTTCTCTGACCTCTGTGTCATTCCATCCCCATTCTTCTGCTAACAAGTGAATATCTTTCGGCAGGTGTTTATGTATTTTGACCACAGATGATGGGTCTAGTTTTTTGCCATAATAATCATAATAACAATCGAAAATCTGGTCGTACGCATCTTCGTCTATCCATAAATAATGACAAACAGCACATCCTGAAATTCCCTTTGGACAAGGTGTTTTAATCCTATACCTGCCATTGATTTTCTCCATAGCTCACTATCCTTCTCTTTAAAATACAGATTTCATATTAACTTGGTCGTAATAACTAATTTCTTTTTTATCCATCACTTTTCGGATTATTCGCTCATGTTTCGATCGCTTTCTTTTATCGCTGCCTTTCACTCTTGGTTTTTCAAACATTCCATCGTAAGTCCAATCGTACCTGCTATATTTTTTAAACACCGTTGTTTTCAAGCGTCTATGATACGTCACTCACGCGCCTCCTTTCGTTAATTCTCAATTACGTTTATTACGTGAATCTTTCCGGTATCTCTATCTACGATGAGGTACACGGTGTATCCCGAATCCTTTACGACACGTAGCATGCCGTCTACGAAATCAAGATCGGTCGTCACTTTCGCGGGATCGTAAGTCATTCGCCCACCTCTTCGCGTGAGTCGTCGATGATTTTTGCATAATGCGATGGGTACTGTACAATCCTTCCCGGCAAATGCGCATTTAGACTTCCTGCTTTTAAAGAAATAACGGGCTTTTTCTCTATTTCTCCGCTATCTAATGTAACTTCTATAACATCGCCTACACGAACCTCAGTCGGCTGCGGAGCGTTCAAGTATTCATCCGGCACCGTCAAGCCTAGCGCACGTCTTAGCGCAATAGCTTTGCCGATGTGAACGTTGAAGCAGTCGTCCGGTGCGGCTTTTGCTCGGCCGACATGAATGGGTCTACCTGATATGAAGCCGAGACGACCGATAGGATAGATTAATGCGCTTACCTTCCGCTTATTGGAGCTAACCTTAAACTCAACCGAATAATAATACTCTCTATACGTTAAATTTCCGAGGCTGGTAGATCTTGACGACTGCTTTCCGTACGCCTTCAAATTCTCAACGTCCGCCTTTGCCATCTCAACGATTTCATCGCGTAGGACTTGGGCGCTTTTGTGAGCCGGAGCCTGCCCGTGCGTAGTATCCGTCTCCGCATCGAACTTGCCTTGCCGATATCCTTCACCGTGCGCGATTAACTCGTCGTATCCCATTGCGTCCAAGTTCGGTTTAAATGCGTATTCCCTTTTCATTCCGTTAGCCTCCTCGTTTTTAACTTCGCTATTGATGATGACTTCGTATTCCCTCGCTAGTACACAATTAGCGTTCTCTTTTACGGTAATAGTCCCGTAGGCGTCTACTACGCTTCGTACCGTGCAGATATCGCCAATCTTATAGTCGCTTGATGACAATAGTACTTCCGTAATTAACACGCGCTCGTCGACTTTGGGGCGACGATTTTCAGTGATGATAAGCTCAGCGTCCTCTTTTCGAATATACAGCGCCCTATCCGGACTATCGACCTTATACGCGTTCTCCCACGTCCCTAACGAAGGAAATATGCTCCCAATCTTATCTGCATACCATATCGATCTACAGGGCGCCTTCTTAATCTGTACGTACTCTTTCGTTTCAGCCATTACGCAATCCCTCCGAGTTTTTAAAACCATGTATTAACCACTCCTTCATCGCTTATTCCCTCCACTTATATCTAAATTAATTTGATTCTCAATTTCCTCAATAAACGCCTCTAAAGATCCTTCATCAACAATTACTTGTCCATCATGGACTTTGATAATTTCTTTCATTCGGTCATCCATATTTCTAATTTCTTCTGCTTGCTGCACAGTAAACATTGCTCTGTATTTCTTTATGTATAAAAGAAAATCTTTGAGTACACCGATCTCCTCAATTTTGTGGAGATTAAAATCTTCTTGTTCCACTTCCAGCCGGAGTAAAGCTGCTTCCTTTTCTAAAACATCAATTTCAACCCGTTCTTTCTTTGACACCAATTCTTGCTCTTTTTGTTGCAATTAATCACCTCCTTAAAGTTCGCATTTAAGAAATTTACACCTCATTCAGAAAATTCACTATATATCCACAATATTCTCCATTTATTTCAAAATTAATTGTTATAATATAGTTGTATTACATACCTAAAAAGGGAGATGTTTTTAATGAAAAAGACAGCAATTGCTTTATTAGTTTCAACTATTGGTCTTACCGGTGTAGCTGCGTCAGCGAATGCCACTGCTAAAAGTGAGCCAGCTGCCGTGCCTCACAGTAATCTTGAAGCCTTAACAAATACTGATAGCTTCCATGTTTTAAAAACTGGCACAGATCGCAAAAATGGTGTTGGTGAAGTCAACATAGGTAGATCTTCTTCAGGCCCTGCATCTTACGCAACAGTAGTCTCCAGCTTTACACCAAACAACGTAACCAAGATTTCCATCATGGGGAAACAATGGTCAACAGGAACAGGAAGTAGAAGTGCAAATGTGACTTATGAATTAATGAAGTCAGATGGTACTGTGCTGGCTTCTGTTACACCAAGTGGCGGAAATTATATCAGTGAACAATTTTACAAAGTATTTAGCGTGAACACATCACTTATTTCAGGAAAACAATTGTATATCCGAGCACATAACAATGACAGTGTAGCTCAAGTAAAGGTTAATGTTGATGTTTATTGGGATTATAATTACTAATACATTGAGAGGGCTTCCCTCTCTTTTTTATTTAATTATGTAGGCTTGTTCTTAAACCGATTCATACTGTAAATGCTTGTTTTTCTTTTTACTAATTTTATATTCTGCAATCTTCAGTGATTCAAGAGTCCATCCATTTTTGTTTAAGCTGCCGAAAAGCGTGTTCAGTAATTGGAGCTCTTGCTTTAAGCTTCTTCGCTTTCTCAATATCTTTTGACCTTTTAATGAAAGATGATATCCCTCTGATGCATTAAATTTGTCCTCTTCTAACTTGTGATAAAATTCATTGAGCTCTTTATCAACTTTCCCTAGCTCTTTATAAAGGTTATCAATTTCATTTTGAAGTCGTTGTTTAGTCTCTTCAATTGCTACAAGAGGTTTTGAAATGGAAACAAGATAATCTGTTGCAGTTTTCATATCGTCACTCCTATTTATTATTTTATTTTTATTCTAAAAGTATGTAAAAAAAAGACAAGCTTTTAACTTGTCTTTATCTTATCATTCAACTTCTCAAAAGTCTATAACTATTTTATTTTTATTCTTAATTTATTTTGAGTAAGTCACAAATGAATAATTAAATGTGGTATTGTTGTTTGCTTTTCTGTGATCCTTTTCAATTACTCTCCAATCGTCATTTAACCTGGGAAAATATGAATCTGCCTTCTCAGCAAGTGAATCAACAATCGTCAAATAAACCTTATCAGCATGTGGTAAGAATGCCTCGTATATAGCGCCTCCTCCAATGACCATTACCTCTTCATTTTTATCCAATTGTCCTCGTATAAGCTTTAATACATCGTTAACCGAATGATAAACAAATGAAGAGTGATCAGGCTTGAAATCTTTATTTTTAGTCAATATGATATTCCTTCGGTTTTGAAGTGGTTTTCCTGTAATGTGTACGATCGATTCGTATGTAAGCCTTCCCTGAATACACAACTTTACTGTAGTGATTTCTTTAAAACGTTTCATGTCTTCAGGAATATGGTAAAGCAAATTATTCTCATACCCAATGGCCATTGATTTGTCGCAGCAAGCAATAAGAGATAGCATTATACTGCTACCTCAAAGTAAAGCTTGTCTCCATGCTTATAATTAATCAGCTGGAAATCGTCAATTGTGAAATCATAGAAGTCCTTTACATCTGGATTAATCCATAGTTCAGGTGCTTCATATTGCTCTCTGTCCATTTGAATTTTCAAATTGTCTATATGACGAGTGTACACGTGACAGTCTCCGATATTGAAGATATACTCACCTAGCTCATATCCAGTAACTTGAGCAATCATACGCTGCAATACATTGTACTGGAATACATTAAACGGATTCCCTAAAGCCATATCGTTACTACGTGCTCTTACCTCTAAATGAAGCTTACCTTGTTTTATGTACCATTGCGTCTCATATACACAAGGTGTCAAGGACATTGAGGCTAATTCATCAGGATTCCAAAGCATTGTAATATGCCTACGTGAAGATGGGTTGTTCTTTAACTGATGGAGAAGATAGTCAACCTGATCAACTTTCTCACCGTTTAGCATTCTGTTTTTCTTACCAAGCTGATAGCCATATGCTTTGCCGATTGTGCCGTCTGCTTGTTTCCATTGATCCCAGATGTGTACACCCATCTTGTTTAATTCGTTCACATTGTTTGATTTAAGCTGCCATATCCAAAGCAATTCCTTGATTGCTGTTTTCCAGGCGACTTTTTTAGTTGTTAAAATCGGTACTTCGGAATTATCAAAGCGCATTTGCTTACTGATTACACTTAATGTATGTGCTGGTGTTCCATCTGTATCCCACTTGGTTCTGACATCGAATTCTTCGTCAGATATTCCATTATTAATTATGTCATTTATGATTGTGTTGTACTGCATATCAAATTGACTCATAATTCCCTTCCTTTCAATTCCATCGTTTGGTAAAATATTCTTGCCCACATAATGGAAAGAGGTGATCTTTTTGTCTGTTTATAAATACAAGCCAGCGGTGGTTAAAGAAGTACTGGAATGTAAAACTGAAAGATTAACAGACTCAATTGAAGCAAGATATTGTTTATCAATAAAGCTTAATAATAATTTAGACTCTTCATATGTGTTTATTATGTTAAATCCAAGTATTGCTGACAAAGAACTATCCGACCTCACTATAACTAAGTTATGTAATTTTAGCCACTCATTAAATGAAGTTGGAACCATTCATATTGTCAATCTCTATCCTTTTTACGAAACAAATTCAGCAGAATTGTCCTCAATAATTCATAAGCTTCAAAAAGAGGACAGTAGCCTGTATGAAGCCACTGTTAAGAATAATCATCAAATTATAGCCAATTTAGCCAAAGAATCTAAAAAGGTAATCTTTGCTTGGGGTGATTGTCCAAAGCGATTCGATAAACGAAGTTTTAATAAGCAATGCCAAGATGTTAAACAACTCCTAAAAGGAATAAATAAAGACGAGGCATTTGTTATCAAAACCCATTACAACAGGCTTCTCACAGTTAAGAATTCACCAAGACATCCTTCTAGACCAGAGCTTAAATGGCTTGAACCGTATCATGAACATGAATTAGACGCTTAAACGAAACGACCAATAATAAAGTTAATCACGAAGACAATATTACCGCAAACAAACAGCATGTACACGAACTTGTTTTGCTTATTGTTTGAGTCACCTTCCAAAACATCAAGGATTTTAAACATTGTTAAACCGGTATATATTAAAGCAAAAGCTGTCCAAGCTAACATTAACAAGTTACCGTGCGTAATCAATCCAATAGTAGCCAAGGGGATGATGAATGAAATCCCCTTGAACAATGTAATGACATATACTAAGTTCTTATTTTTCTTCAGTTCTTTATACGGTATGTTAGAAAGAAAATGCGCAACTTTAGCGTATACGTTCTGTTCTCCTCGTGTAATTAATCTAATTTCATTAATGTTTAATGCAAATAAGTATGCTGCAAGTAATAACGTAAAGTATGTAATTCTAATACATCTCCTTATTTTATTTTTATTCTATAAATGACTATACTTAATCAAACAACTCTCCTGCTCTCTTCATGTCTTTAATTTCTTCACTTACACTTTCTTTGATTGCATGAGGTAGCTGGTCAATTCCCCGTTGTATTCTTTTCTGACCTGTATTTCTTATATGTAAAGTTAACTCTTTAAACCCTTCCATTGATTCGTCTGAAATTAAATCAAACTGATGTTGAATCTTAGCTAGTAAGCTTATATGTTCCTCTTCATCCTCGCTAAATAATTGGAGGCCTTGTTTAAGATTTTCTATTTCTTTTAGATGGGCTTTTATTTTCTCTATGTGTTTATCCATGATTGCTAAACCTTTCAACAATTTCTAAAACTTCAGCGAGCTTATCTGTTAGCTGTCTTCCCAGGTCTGTTTTTTGTTTCTGATCGAGTTTGTTCATTTTTCCTTTGCCCCTTTTTGCTTTAATTTGATTCTGTCTCATATAATCAATGGAATTTTATCTAAAACACATAGTTGCACACAACTGGGATTGAGACTGCAGTTTTCTGCTTAGCTCTATAAAAATCATTCACCAGCTCAATGTCACCAACTATATAGCTAATGTCTTTAAGTTCTTCGATTTTTTTATCAACCGGAAAAGTGTTTGGACAGTATGTTTTTCGATTTATCAATTTAATTAGAGCTTCTTCAATGGTTTGAATTTCAAATAACAGAGTCCCATCATGTGTGCTATTTGCAGTCAGTTTATAATCAAATTCTTCGTTAACACTTTCATCATAAGACACATGCCCAAGCTTAAGATTTTTTAAGTCTCTATGATAATCATCTAAATAACCGCTTCTTTTAAAAAAGAAGGCAATCTGTTCATTTGGATTTAAGTATTCTGTCCGTTTATTCATGTTTTTCCTCCTTATTGTTTTAGATAAAAGTCTTCTTTTATTGAGATGTTCATCCCATCAACATCCCTGTATCGACGCCTTTTTGTAAAACCTTTTCCTGAAACAACCTCTTTGTTTGGCATAATTATTGAGCTTTTTGAGTATTTTAAGTTGTACCCTGGCTAAGACCCTCCACTGGACAAACATCATGATCTAAGCCAGGGCTTGTATTACTTAGTTCCAGTCGATCCGTGCCCACCTCGATCATCGTTGCCTAGATGATCTACCTCAATCAATTCAACTGCAGGCATCTTCTCCATGATTCTGAACTGACAGATACGTTCCCCTTTTTTAATTTCTGTATCACGTAATGCATAAGCCGGAAAGAACCAGAAATCATTGTCTCCCTTGTAGGACTCATCGATAACACCCATTGAGTTTGTCTCAATGATGCCAAAGTTTTTAAATGTGCTTGAACGCGGAACAACATGAGCCTCATAACCTTCCGGTAGCTCCATTGCTACTCCTAACGGGATAAGTTTAAATTCGTCCTTTTTGATGGCTACATCTTCAGCTACTCGAAGATCAATCCAATCCCCCTGCTCAATTTTGCTGATTCTTGTTTGAGTTTCGTCTAAGTATTTGATTTTAATTTGCATTATGTGTTAGCTCCTTTAATTTTAGTTTGTTTAAACTTACCCGTTTATTGACTATTCAAGGTCAACTTTATATTCCTGGGTAACCGTATGTTCCGGTAAAAAGAAATCGTATGAGCTATCCTTAAAAGGCGGAGATTCCCCAAACATGAACCTTACAAATTTATTCGTATATTCATAACGATACTTTTTCACATATGGAGTTTTATAGTTTCCTTCTTTTACTCTAGAAGTTTCTGCTTTAACTTTATGTACTGACTTAAACCCTTCTTTTTCTATTACGAAATACAAATATTGTGTATCGTCGATGATCCCTGAACCCAGTACAAATTTTCCACTGACATTAATGTTGTCTTTGATTGAATAAACACTTACCTTTTCTTCTAATACTGCGTGGTTATCAAAGGGGAAAAACACTGCAATAAGTCCAGCAACAATTAGTACAACAACTGCAGCAACGAATCCACAGATTACAGATAAAATCAATTCCCCGTATGTATCTATTAAAACAACTATTATTGTTATAACAAGAACAATCCCAGCCAATATCAATAATCCCATTATTGAACCCTTGAATCACTTATTAAGGCGTCTAACTCACCTGGCTTAAAGCCAATACTCCGCTTTACTTCTTCTCCTTGTTCACTCAGAAGAATGGTTACCGGTACTCCCATGACACCAAATCTTGCTGCTACTTCTGGTTCCTGTGTAACGTCAACTGTCTCAAAATGAATATTTGCTTGTTTTAAGTAATTGGACACCGTTTTACACGGATTGCAATTAGGCTGCTCTAATTTAATTAATCTCATTGAATACATCCTTTCTCGGTAAAAATGAAATCAGAATCCCTTAATGGCTCAACAGTTGCTTTTTTGTATCCATTTCCTTTAGTTGAAAAGAAGTCATGGGATTTAGTCTTTGTGCTCAATCCATTAATAACAATTGGATTAACATCCTCTTCTTCAAACCAATGATCGAATCCAAGATTGTTTAAAGCTTTATTCGCATTGTATCTGATGAATTTCTTCACATCTGGAGCTAAACCAACCTGATCATAAACATCTTCTGTATACTCCAATTCATTTTCATAAAGCTCCTGTAAAAATCTTAAAGCCCATGCATACAGTTCTTTTTGCTTGTTAGGAGTTTGTTTCTTGTATATCTCTTGAGCTAATAAACCGATATATACACCGTGTCCTTGATGTTCCCTTAAGTTCGCTATACTTAAAGCGTGGACTAACCACAGCTGCATGTCGCCATGCAGAGCAGACTATATCACAATCCTAATTTAGGATTCCTACCGTTTCGATTTAAGGGATTCTCACCCACGCCAATCACTTGCGCCCTACTTCTGTTGCGGAATTCCACCGCCAATGGAATAGTCGTTGGGCATTTATCTAATCATCATTAAAATTGTTTTTATTTTATAAAGTATATGTTTGTTATTGAATCGTCTGATGCAAGCTTTGATATTTTCTTCCTATCTATGCCCGTATGTAATTGAGCTTGCGAACAACTGCTGTATATTTGACCGCCAACGAAGACTTTTTTTGCTCTAGCATTATTTTCAATCATTTTCTTTATATGACTATCGCTCTTAGGGATACCTTTATTTCTCCCTTTGTTCTTTTTAGAAATAATCATTTTTGTTTTCTCAGAATGTCGTCTTCCAAAGAAAGGATTTTTTTCTCCAATTAGCTTAGAGTGAACTTCACTTGCAACCTTTTTTGCATAATCAGATTGCTTGTATCCTTTATTTGAAAGCCCGCCGTCATTTAGGTTAAATCCACAATATTTACTGTTATAGTATGCAATGAAAAACTTCTCCATTTTTTCAGCAAGTTTGATGCTAGAACATTTGCATAATAAGTGATGTGTATACATATCAGTGCATTTATGCAAGTTAAAGTCTCTTTGCAATTTATGATTATGATGATAGTTTCCTTTTAAATAGCGAATATGTTGTTTAAATCTATCGTCAGCGTTGTTAACATTTTTGGTTAAGCCAATGTAAATCTTCTTATTTTGTTTATTCATTATCATATAGACATAATACAAGGCAACACTCCTAAATATTGAATTTAATGATGATTAGAATTTAGCAAAGGATTATCTTAGCTATAAGACTTCCCCTTTTTAGATAGGTTTTCATTTAACATTACTGCTAAATGCCACTAGCACTTAATGGCTTCGTCACGGATAATTAAATTTACAATTTCCCCGCTCTGCATGAGCTTCCCTTGTCCATAAAAGTAAAGTGGATAATAAAACCCTGAATAGAAAAGGAAACTCTCCAGAAACACAGATGCAACCATTGCTTTGAATAAGGAAATTTCATCGTTTTTCTGAACTGCTTTATAAATTGAAACAATTGTTCTTGCTTTCTTTTGAAGAAACTTATTGTTTTTCACCCAATCAAACACTTCATTGATCTTCTCGGTTGGAGCCAAAGTTAGAAAGATGTTGCTGTAAGATTTTGCGTGCACCGCGTTTTCCATCATCGCCATAAAGTTTAATACTGCTTTTCGCTGATGGCCTTCGACGTGCTCGGCCACAATCGGCATGCCTGTGTTCCCCTGCTCTGTGTCCAATAATGTAAGCCCAGCTAAAACTTTCATATAAGTATCTTGTTCCTTTGTTCCAAGATACTTCCAAGTGAGAAGATCGCCGTTTAATGCGATCTCTTCCGGAAGCCAAAACTGCTTTACGTTTTGGTTGTAAAACATTTGGGTGAAATCATCTTCATGCTTTGACCAGTTTGCTGCTGTGTAATTTGTCAATTTTGTTCCTCCTAAATAATCCAATACTTCTCCTCTGCTTCTTTTCTTACTCTGGCAGCATCGGATTTATTGCTGAAATAACCTAAGTATATCGTTTTTCGATTTGCGTCTATCCTCGCTTCCCACATTTGCCTATTGCTATTCCAATAGACACCCCTATGTCCACTAGTGTTGTTTGAAGGAACTCTTCTGTTTTGGCTATTTTCAGATGCTGATACAATACGTAAAGCCCATCGACAATTATCTAAAGTATCTCGTAACATATGGTCAACTTGCGTTTTTGGATCAGTCACTCCCATCAACCATCTGTGAAGTCTAACCTTTTTCCAAACACCATCTTTCACTTTTTTGTTTCCTCTCACATAAAAGTTTTTAATGCAAGAATCCCAACTAACGCACCACCAACCTTCAATTTCTTGGGCTTTTGGTAAATCTTCTGTAGCAATTATTGTTTCTATCAATCCAAATTTTTCACTCTCAATAAATATGGCTGTAGTGTCGCCTCTGATTTCATATTTGTTTTTTATAGAATCTGACCTCCTACACTACACAACTAAGGCAACCCTCTTGTGTTGTATCCTTCGTTCGAGCATAATACAGCGTCTTAATTCCTTTATGATGCGCATATAAGTCGATCCGGTTTAAATCTCTTGTCGTCATCGTATCCCTTAAGAACAACGTAAAAGAAATTCCTTGGTCGACGTGCTGCTGAATTGTTGCAATAAGATCAACTACCTTAAACATATCCATGTCGTATGCTTCCTTATAGAAGAACCAATTCTGAGCCGATAAACCTGGCATCGGATAATATGTCTTACTGTTTCCGTATGTACGTTCCTCAATTCTCTCCATAATAGGCATTACACCGGCTGTAGATGATTGAACATATGAGATGCTTCCAGTAGGTGCAACAGCTTGCCTATATGAATGATACAAGCCATATTTCATGACATCCTCTTTAAGCTTCGTCCAATCTTCAATGTTAGGAATATGTTGATCTCCAAACAGGATTTTGACCTTTTCATATTTAGGGCTATAATCAATTGTCACGTACTTATCAAAATACTCGCCTGATTTGTAAGTTGATCCATCAAACTTGTAGTACGTCTCCCCTGTTTCTCTTGCAATTTCCATTGAACGTTGCAGGGAGTAGAAGTTAACCATCATAAAGTATGTATTTGCAAAGTCCTTAGCCTCTTCACTTTCATAAGCGATTTTATTTTGAGCTAGAAAACCATGCAGGTTCATCTGCCCTAGACCAATTGATCGCATTAGTGTATTTGCTCTCGCAACAGCTGGGGCATTAACAATGTTTGTTTTTCTTGTAACAGTTGTCAATGAGTCAACTGCGATTCTGACCGTTGAGGCAATTGATTGATTACTCATTACGTTTACAATGTTCATGGATCCAAGATTACATGAAATATCTAATCCAATTTCATCTTCCTGATCGTAATCTGTATAGACTGACACTTGTGACGCTTGGAGCACCTCTGACTTTTATATTCAACGAAAGGCGCAACACTCTCGTCCGTTCTCTTATGAACTGCTTACGATCACTCGTAAGAATAGACTATATCATCGACCTATAAGGCCGCCCGCCGTTTCCATCGCCATATGCTTGCGATGTACTCTACTCCCTTACGCTTATGCGTGGTTTCGATAGTCGTTCGGCATTTCCGCAAGGTGCGGTTTAGCACGGTATTGTCTATTGAATAGAGTTTCACCGTTTAGACGGGTTTGCTACGATCATTGCTGACCGAAGGTGCTACAGTTAACACAAATTAGAAAACTTCACTTTTGAAATATGTTCATTTGGATGCACTTTATTTACATTGTCAGCAAACATGATATAAGGATAGCCAGATTCGCTTCTTAGAATGGCCAATTGCTCCAATAGCTTTCGAGCATTCCCCTTTGTTTTCCTAACTTTAGGGTTTTCAACAAGTTCATCATACATTTTATTGATGTCCATCTCATCAAGATACTGCCCATATTCTTTGTATACTGAATGAGGATAGAACATGTAAAAATCCTTATCTTCTCTTGCCAATTCAATGAATTTATCAGGAACAACTACCCCAATAGATAGTGTTTTAACTCGGACATCTTCATCAGCACTTATTTTTTTGGTATCAAGGACGTCTGTAATATCTGGATGGAATACATTTAGATAAGCTGCTCCAGACCCTTGCCTTTGTCCCATTTGATCTGCATATCTAAAAGCATTATCCAATAGTTTCATAACACCTACGACGCCTTTAGTTGCATTCTCTACGTCTTTAATCGCTTCACCCTTGGCTCGTAATTTGCTTAGGTTTAATGCAACGCCGCCGCCCACTTTAGACAGCTGCATGGAAATATCGATCGCCCGTGAAATATCATTCAAACTGTCTCCCACTTCAAGCAAGAAACAGCTTACCATTTCACCTCTTCGCTTACGTCCTGCATTAAGGAAAGTAGGCGTTGCCGGCTGATACTCTTGTTTCATCATGGCGTGTACTTCCTCAATAGCCTTATCATAATCACCATCTGCACAATACAAAGCTACAATTGAGACACGATCCTCATATCTCTCTAGGATCTTTGTTTTATCGTTTGTCTTCAATGCATAGTCATTGTAGAACTTGAAAGCACTCATGAAAGAAGGGAATCTGAATTTGTAACTGTAAGCAATCTTATAAATTGATTTAATCTGCTCAAATGTATATTCGCTTAAGAATTCTTCTTCGTAATAATCATTTTTAATCAGATAATCCAGTTTCTCTTTTAAGTCATGGAAAAAGACTGTGTTTTGATTAATATAATCTACAAAGTAACTGTGTACTGCCTCCTTATCCTTCTCAAATTGAAACTTCCCGTCTTTCTGAATCATGATCTCATTATTGAGCTTGATCCACTTTGGTATTGTGTTTGTCAATAAGTTGTACCTCCCGATTAATCTTCTGCAAATCTAGTTTTGTTCCACTTAGTTCAAATTTTAATAACAATGGTACGTGGAACATTGCTGAAAGTTTGTCCCCAGCTAGACCATAGTTATCACCCCAAACCTTGTTACCACTCACAGCAACTCCTTTTATTTTATTTTTATTCTTAATAATAAAATTCAAAGTCCTTTCAGGTATTTCCCCAAAGCCTATCGTATATGTAATATGTATGAATTCTTCTTCCACAATTAAATCATCTGTAATTTCAATGATGTCGAAGTTTAACTCCCTTTGCAGTGCTTGAGCAAATCTTTTCACGTTTCCTGTCTTGCTTTCATATGTAATAATCAATACTCTTTATATTCCCCGTTAACTAAGCTGTTCGTGGTTGTTTCTGCTTCATTTTCAGCATGATGGAATGCTTCAGACATTTCTAAATTGATCTCAGCCATCTCAGCATAACCTTTGGCCATTTGAGCTTCATAGTCTGATAGCTCTGTCATCGGTACTGGAATGTAGTTATCCTTCTGCTCTTGCGTGATAACCATTTGATCCCCTTCAAGATTGGTCGCAATCAGTTCGCCTTTTAAAGCAGTGTATGAACCACCATTTTTCATATGTACTTGCGTATTTTCTTTTGCTTCATCCAAGGTTACAAAGTGACTGCGCTTAACGTACAACTGTTTAGCAGCTCCCATTCCACAACTCCCTTTTCTTTATTTTTTGTTTTTATCTTTTTCATGTCTTACATCTAACTCATTCATATCATTGAGAATATGGTCAATAACAACATCACTAAACTTACCGAATGCCTTATATCCAATTAATTTACTTCTTAGATCTCTCCACTTCCTTGCTACACTCATTTTGCGTCCCCTTCCTATGAAACTGTGATTTTATTTAAACTAAAACCAAAACATTGTTTTTGATGTACTTGTCTATTTCTGATTTTGTATAAGTAAGAGTACTGTCGGTTGTAGTGTCAGTTATTTCGAATTGTTCAGTATTATGATTCATTCTTGCTGTGTATACAGTATTGCTGACTACAGCAATAGCTTCTTCTGATAGCTTAAATTTAAATTCGTTTAAATCAGCTACTTCATCAATCTCTCTTACCTCATGCGGTAATCCGCTTTCTTCTTGAGCGTACACAGCATCTTTATGAGCCTCAATAGCATCATCATAAGTGCCAACAAGTGTTCCCATGCAATAAAGTCCGTGTTTTTTATTCATTGTCATCATCCTTTTAATTTATTTTTGTGAACCTCTTAATCTCTTTACCTTCAACAGCCACATTTCCAAAGAACATTTCTTTAGGTCTTGCCCAAAGTAATCCGTCTTGGTCTTCATATGTAACCAGCTTTTCTTCTGTTTCAGTGTGAATGACCTCTCCAATAACCTTATAAAGACCGCCTTTATAATGTCTAAACCGACAACCGACTACATCGTATGTATCCTTCAAAGCATTCAACAACTTCTGTGCATCTTGAGCACTTTTTGAACTGCTGTCATATTTGTTTAGATGTAAAACCGCTTCCTGCATTTTCAAATTCACTTTGTTCATCCTTCCCGGTTCCTCGAAGTGCATTAATTCTATTCACCATTTCTCTAAGCTCTTCAAGCTTCACTTTTGCATTTTCATATTCCCACTCTGGATAATACAAAGTTTCCAGCTCCAAAATTCTTCTCTTGAATAGATTGAGAACTTCTGATAATGCCTTATCCATTCCAATTTCCTCAGCAGTTGTGTTTGAATTTATCAGAGCTTCTCGAATACGTTGAGACTGCCTTTGACTTATACTAATGTCTAATCAACTCCTTAAAATCATCCTTTTAATGTAATGAATAAATTCCAGGTTCGCCTATGTCGTCCCCTAATGAACTAAGTGCTTTAAACTCTAATTTAACTGCCAAGTCTCCATCTGTGTTGAATTTAATTTTATCTACGTTCACCTTGATCACTTTTGTTTCTCCCTCATAGCTTGTCAATTTCATTTTCAATGTGTCTGTATGTGTTCCGTCTAAACCAAACACTTTAAAAGCTAATGAATCCTTACCAGTGTTTATTATGATTTTGTCCCCATCCTCAACAGCTTCAATGTTCTTGCAGTGAAGGACAATTTTCGTTTCCTTCGGTAAATAATTATTAAATTTTTCTTTATAAACAGAGATTTCCTTTAAAATCATATCTGAATCTCCTTTTGCAAAATTGGTTTAAAGCCACACTTTTTTATTTAAATAACTAAGTTGCCCTCTCTATCAATAGCTTTATATGTATTCACATGCTCATTACTGAAGATGACTAGTGCATTAGGGAATGGAGCATTAATTTTACTCCCTCCAAACTTTAGTCTGTGTCTAATGAATAAGATTTCACCTTTCATACAGTATTCATGCCACCAAGCAGAACAAGTTCTTGCAGGAACAAGACAAACTGCAATTTCTGAATTCCCATTTTCAACTTCTTCATAAGCTTTTTTAATCCACTTTTTAATTTCCCTTCCATATGGGGGATTCATCCATACCCTGCCAACCCATTTTTGTTTCAAACCATCAATTTCAGGAGTAAAGAAGTTTTTACACTTAGCGTTTGATGGCTTGGCACACACATCAAGATTTAATTTATACCTTTCATTGATTTTATTAAAAAAGTCAATTGGGGTTGCCCAGACATCTGTTCGTTCCTCTGGGTTAAAAAATACCCCCTGGTTAAAATTTGTTTTAGTCTCTATATTTAGTTCCCCCTCTGTTTAGATAAAATAAAACTTTTAACCGATTAAACAAGAACTCCGTTCCAGTCATTAAATTCTTCAATATCCTCGTTCTTTTCCTTATGTCGCAATTCATCTGCTTCTACTTTTCCAATAATTTTTTTAACTTGTTCAATTAGACTCCATTTTCTTAAACCTGTGTATATGATTAACCCCGGAACTTGATTGCCTGCAGCTAATGTATTTTTCGTAATAAAATCCTTAACCTCCCATTCTAAAATATGCCATCGTAAAACTTCCCCTTCTTTAACGGATAATTTAATTTCATATGTACCTCTAACCGTTGTAATCTTCTTTGTTAATTCCATAACATCACCCTCCATGTATTTGTTTCTCCTCGTTAGATAAACAGTGTGCTCACATACAGAACGATCAGTGCGAAAGCTGAATGAAGTAAAGACTTACCGGCTTTCTTGAAAATGTTCTCATCTTTTTCCTGATCTGACCGTTTTACACCTTTGACAAATACGTTGAGTAAAACACCAATAACAAATGAATGAGGTAAAGTGACATGAACATTTTGAATACTGTATGTATCAATAAGCAATGGGTTTAACACGTGATTCAATCCATAATAGACAACTAGTGACATAGTCAATGCTTCAACAAAAATGAGTAACCCAACTACAATCAGAGAACCTGATCCGATAAAGAAACCGTTCCAAATATCTTTTGTATTCTTATTCAATAAATATCTCTCCTTTAGTCTTTTTTAATTAGCCTCTTCCACCAAGAAGCTTTACGTTTTTCTCCTTCCTCTTTAAAGCGTTCATATTTTTCTTTAACTTGTTGATTCCATTTCTGTATTTTTTCTTGTGTTTGAATCGCTTTTTCAAGGCTCTCTTTATCTTCAATTGTTTTAATTACCTTGTCAGTCTGATATGCCCATTCATTTTTTGTGTTGCGCTGCCTGTCTGTTACGACTACGTATTCGTTAAACCCTGGGATATACACTTTCCCTCCGACTTCAATTGGATCTAAGTCGATGATCCCTTCAAAAAATGGCTGGTATCTACATTGCTTCTCAATTGGGACAAGGGCATCACACAGGTCTAATGTCCAACTTTTCTTAATTACCTTACCCTCAAATGTTGCTTTATGCCGTCCCACTTTTTCACCTCCTTAAAAGTCTCTTTAAAAATTGAATTTTAATCTAAATGCTCCATTACAATTTTCAGATACTCTTTATAGTCAATAGGTGTAGCTTCTTCACCTTCTACACGTTTTTCATCCCATACGCTAAAAAACCATCTATCGCCTATCCATTGGTATGCAGCTATATTATTTCTCCCAAGTACCTCATGACCTTTGAAAGGATTTACCTCTTCTGCTTTCTCTAGCATAGACCCAATCTCGGAAAAATACTTAGAACGTTTTTTAAATGCATAGAAGCCATCTTTTGTAGGGTTTTTCATCACTTCATCTTTAAAGAAGACATATGCTTCTGTTCCTGCTCGAACCCCGAAATACTCAGAATTATAAAACGAAAAACCATCCTTAATTCCGTAGGCTGCTTCGAATTCATCAAAGAACTTGTTAATGCCTTCTCTTCGTTTCTTCTCAGTTTTATACCAATCGCTTTCTTGCTTAATCTCGTAAATTGGTGCATCTAATGTTTCCATGGCTCTATGCTCCTTTTTTGTTTATCACCTAAAGACATCATTTGTTCCAATTTGTCGTATACTGCGCTTTCCCAGGAAATCATTTATATTTCCTTGCACTATTTCCCTTCACATTGTTCATATCACTGTAAGAATAACTCCAAGAATGAGTGAACATCCTCCAATTAAGAAAACCGTAAGATAAAATGGTTTTCCTTCTTTAAAGTTCTTATTCTCAACCAAACATGCCATTCCATTGCCTAAGAATATTGAACCGAATAAGATCAGACCCAGTACTAAATATGAAATTTCATCACCTCCATTCTCGATAAAAGGAATATTTTATTTTTACTCTCAAAATAGTTGCAAGTAACCCAATGTCTTTTCTAATTTCATGTCTTTACAATTTTCAATGCATTCTTTCTTGATTGCTTCTCCGCATTCTTTATGTACCGGGAATTCCCTGTATTCTTTGTTATCAGTTATTCTTATGTAATAAACGATCTCGCCTATGTGCTCCTTGCATTTAACACACTCCAATGCATCACCTCGCTTCCTATTCTTCTAATATACTCGCATCTCATCAATTAATCAATAACTATTTTATTTTTATTCTAAATATTTTTTAAAAAGTAGGAGAGTTTCCTCCCCTACAGTACAATAAGGCTACTGCTAATGGTTTTGAGTTCGTTTATGAAATACACGAACAATTATTGCCGCTATGAAGAATAAAGCAAACAATCCAAAAGCCATTGATCCATCCTTTAAAATTATCCCAAAGATCAACAATGCGCAACCAGACAAAATAAATAGTATTTTACTTAAGATATTGATCATTTACACTTCTCCATACAATCAAAGAATGCATTTACACCAATAATACCAGCAGAATTTACACAAGCATAGCAAGCAGTCCCCGCTGTTGCTGGAACACCAGCTGTGCATGCAGCTCCACATAAAATAGCTAAACCGGTAATTGCCCATTGGCTAATATTCTTATCACCTAAGCAATCTGATACGCATCCAGTCCAACTCTTTTGAGCACTCATCATGTTAGATGAACTTACTTTGTCCTCTGAAGTTTGTTTTGTTTCAAAGACCCCTGACTTGTCCTCATCCTTAACACCATTAACCCAATAATTCATTTCGTTTTGAGTACTGCTGATTTTCTTCATGTCAACTTCATAGTACTCTTCAATATTCATATCGCTATCAAACGAAACATTGAATGAGCTAACTCTGTCTACTTTTTCAGTGTCCACGTATAAATAAGAAACCGAATAAGTTACTGTGCCATCATCATACTTGATACCTCTAACTGATGCATTATCAAATACCTTTTCGTTTGATTTATGATACTTAATGTCTCCATCTTCAATTGCTTTTTCTGCCTTGGATAGAAGTTTTCCCTTAGTCTTTTTACTCACATCAATAGTGTGATCTGCAATAAATTCTGCCTCTGATTTTACTTTATCCTTGTCGACATTATCTGTTGAGATTGTGCTCTTTGCATCACTGTTCGGAGGAAATGTTGAAAAGGCCAGGACAAATACGGCAACTAGTGCTAAGATCGTTCGATAAAAATTGTTCATTAAAATATCCCCTTTGTAATATAATTCTCATCTGGCACCAATACTTATCAAACAAACAATCTCATAAATCACCTTCTTTCTTTAATAAATGCTACCAATCATATAAATAATTGTTAAGAAATACTGATGATTTTGAATACTAAGTAACACAGATGTCCTTATATCAAAGGGATATTGCTCACCTTTATAAACAACTTATGTAATTTTGTAATTCCTTAGATTTAGTAAATATCTCACCGAATTTTTTGTCTATAGTTTTCCATTGTCTTTCAGATGTTGAAGGCAACTCATTTTCAAGGTAAATGAACAACTCATCAACTCTGCTGCTAAGTTGATCCATATTTTGTGCAAGTGTTTCTTTTATTGGATCAGATATGTACACGAATCCGTCCTCCCTTATGAAAAGATGATAATAGCCTTGCCGTTGTCATTTTTTATGTATGGAGAATATGTTCGTTCTAGACAATTCCTTGACGTTCCTTCTCCCAGACTCACATTATAAATATCTCTTACTTTATGTACTTCATATGCTTGCTCTTTTGCCTGTTCAGGTGATAGCGCCTCAATTATCAAAGACGTATTTTCGTCTTTGTGATCTTTACATCTAACATAGTACCTTTTCAATAAACATCCCTTTATCCTTTCTTTTTATCCTGTTGTATTAATCCGCTTTTAGATAAGACTTGAAGAACTCATCTAGGTTTGTAGCAATCGCTCCAGCTACTTCTGCACAATGAGCATGACTCTTTTCTTGAGCTATTAAAAACTCAACTGCAGACTTAGCAATGGCTTTTATTTGCCCATCGTCTAATTTGCCGCTTCTTACTTCGTCTTTAATTTTTTCGGCTTCCTCTTTTAAGCTTTCTGGATAGTTCACCACAGGATTCACCTCTTATATTTTATTTTTACTCTTTAAAAGACAAATTTTATTGAGAGTCTCACTTCTGAGAGCTCTCAACTTTTGTATTGTCCCATATGTAATACGTAGTTGTTGGCCATTTTGCCAAGCTTAAAATTTCTGGAGTTAAAGGAAAATCAGGTTCCATAAACTCTTTCTTAGTTTGAAAGTCAATCCCATATTTCTTAAACCTTGCCCTATTGTTAAAGAAGTTAGGTCTCAAAACCCCATATATTGCGTTTTTCAATTCTTCAACTGGTACAGTATCTAAAACCTTCTGACAGTAGTCAATAGATGAAATAAGTTCATAATTAAGGTTGTATTTCTCAAAAAGTTTAATAATCTTTTCTTGCTTTTTGATTTTATCTTCATTTAGATTGTCACATACATAATGAGCCCCTGCTTGTTCTAAAAACTTATTATACTTACTCATAGTTGATACAATCTCAATATAAGGTCTGTCAACCTGGGGGGCAGTTTTCCTTACAAGTTCAGAACCTAACCCTACGCCCCTGAACATAGGGTGTATGATGAATCTTGACCCCATCAAAAAGTCTTTATTAACTTCGCTTAGTTTTGGAATCCCACGTTCGTTTACATATTTTTTATTGAAGAAGACGTTTCTTCCAACCAATTGCTGTCGTGGCATTGAATAAACTGCAACTCCAACGAGTATCCTTTTATACATCATCTTAAATATGTATTTAGTAAAGCGAGCATCTTTATTTTTGTAATGATATTTCCCCAGCTTTTTATAATCTTCAATGGTGCCCGGCGATATCTCAAGTTCTTCAACAAAAGGGTTTATAACCTTTTTTGTATTTCTTGTTATTTCTAATCCTTCCCCCATTCCAAAGTCAAACACATAATCAGCTTGAATGTAATCTTTAAGATCGTCATGAGCTGTCGCAACAATTAGCTTAACCCCAAGCTTTCTTGCAATTTTTTGAGTGTTAAAAGCAACGATCTTTGCGGTTGTTCTATCTAAAAAACTACAGAACTCATCAATACACCAAACCTTTTGTCCACTTTCAATAATTTTAGCAATTTTATATCTATATTTCTGTCCGTCTGAAAGAACTTTGTAAGGTTTTATATATAGAAATGCTTCACCTAGACCTACCAAATTCAAAAGGAAAAGAGCATTTTCAGTATCCTTACCTATAGTATCAATAATAGGCTTTTCAGAATCAAATTCAATATCCGGTTCAGTAAAAGAATACTCATCTTTAAAATAATTAAGCATACTAGTTTTTCCGCTACCACTCATTCCAGTTAAATACATGATTTGAAATTCTGGAATTGTTAAGTTCTCTATGATAACGTGTTTATGTGATTCATTTATTCCGACTCCAAATGCATCTGATATTTCAAGAACCCGTTTTGATGGATTATCAATAGTTGTTTTATATGTTATATCCAAGTTAATCAGCACCCTTCACCTCCATTTTAAAGCAAGGCAGAGGCTTATGGCAGCCAATTGATTTTATATATACAAATGATTTTTTGCAATTTGAACATTCCCAGATTGTCTGAACTCTATTGTCATCCTGCAAAAAATCATCCCCTTTCCAAATCAAATATTGATTTTCACAAAGACACCCCAATAAATAACCTCCGTATATTTTATTTTTATTCTAAATAAAATTGATCTTTTAAACAGTTTCACAAACACTTCACACATTTCAAATATTTAACATGCTAGACTGAAGTTGTAATCACAATCAAAACCTAGGAGGTAATTCTTATGAAAAAGTTTTACAAAGGATTGATTGTTTCTGCTCTATCGCTTACAGCACTAGCACTCCCTGCATTCACATCACAGGCTTCTGCTTTAACCCCTGTCAAATCAGTTGATCAAGTTAAGCAGCTAGGTGATCCGCTTGGTACAGTTGATTTTCACATGCTGAGGAATTCTAACGTATCTCTATTAAAAGGCTACACCCGTTGGGAAATCGTATCTGGAAGCAACCTTATAAGCATTAGTTCCAGTGGTGTCGTATCCTCTCGTTCAACTTTGGGCACTGCATTGGTTTACGCGTATGACATTAACGACAATTATGTGATTTATAAAATTACAGTAGAAGCACGTTAGTTTACTAAGGAGTGTTAATTCACTCCTTTTAACTTTATTTTCATTCTAAATATAATCTATTTTATAGTAATTTTCGTTCAATCTCTCCCCAGTTCATAACACGAAAAAATCTGTGGTCATCCCTGTTATGCGGTGCATCAAAAAGTATCTTCATTCCATCAAATGTTTCTAAGTTATGTATTCCGTCATCTATCATGATATCTGCTTTAATTATGCTTTTATTGCCACAAAGCACTACATTGCTATGTGGGATAAATGAAAAATGCTCAGTGAGCCATTCAAGCTTTGCTTTAAGGGACTCTGGATGGTTTGTTGCAGTAGTCACAACGAACACTTCATATTTCTTCATCAGCTCTTTTACTACCCTTTGGCTACCTTCTATAACATCAAGATTTCTGAACAAATCGTAATCTAAATGTCTATAAACATTATTTTTGGTATTTGTATATTTTTTCATATCCCAACATAGGATGTCTTCCTCTTTGAGAAAAGGATCATCGTGTGTGTTAATGTAGGCTACCCAATCACTTAGTAAATCAGCTAAAACTTGATCCATATCAATTGCAATTACTTTCTTCATAAATCACCCCATCCACTAAAAAGATTATGCCTTTAGCAATTTCTTCGCTAGACCACTGTTCTGTATCCCATGAATATGTATGTAACCCTACATCGCTCATTACTTCTCTGTATAACCCTAATACCGGCTCAATATCACGATCATTTATGTATTCGTCACCACGTTCAAGTAAACGCTGCTTAATAATTTTTGGATCAGCATATAAGTAGATCACTTTTGCTTTATCTCTAATCTTTTCCTCAATTGCCCTTTGCTGCTCTTCCGTTAAGATAGAGTAATCCTTGAATTTTCTCGCATAAACCAAATTTGAATATATGTATCGGTCAATAATTACATTGTCCTCATCAGCCAGCTTGCTAAAGTGTTCAAATAGCTTCTCATTACCGCTCTTAGCTAATTCAAAACTGGATCCTTTTATTACCGGGTATCCGAGTTCTTTGCCTAGCTTTTCTGCTACTGTTGATTTGTAGCAGCAGTCAGTGCCTTCTAAAATAATCATCGTCATTTATCTTCCACCCTTCTTACATTGCTGAAGCCAAGCACTCTATATGAGCCGTCTGGATACTCAACTTCTAATTGCTTATGTCCTTTATCAACTTGTGCAACAACACCAATCTCTCCTGTAAAACCTGCAATCACCTTCTCTCCCTTTTTAAACATACAATTAACCTCCTTTAGCTGGATTTAATTCATGCTCCTTAAAGAATGTAATATCACCTGTTTCATCACTGACTGCGTAATCATATGTGGCTGAGTGTAGCAACTCAATGATTTTTCCCTTCCCGTCCAACATGATGAGGACAAGCGTTCTTTGCATTCTCATTTATGATGACTTTTAACCCTTCTGGATAAGACCAAAACTTCGGCAATTAATCGCCTCCTAACTAATAATTGAGATTGTCCCCTTTTGCTTGCCAAAATTAATTGCGTCACGCTCGGTTGCTACAAGCAAGTCCACTTTATTTCCAACAATTGCCCCTCCAGTATCAATTGCAATTGCTTTAAAGGTTTTCCCACCAATGCTTACTTCAACTATTGAATTCAAGGGAATAACACTTGGATCGGTTGCAATAACACGATACCCTTTGTAATAGATTGATTGAGTGACATCAACACCTGTTCTTGTGGTTCCTGTGCATCCTTCTTGGCAGTGCGCAATATAAGCACTCAGCTTAACTTGGATGGTTTTCTTTGCTACCGGTGTCTTGGTTCTCTTTCCGTATTTATGTATTTTATTTTTACTCTTAAAAACTTTATGCTTTCCCGTCTCACCTCCTTTCATGTGCCTTTTCTTACTTTGCTTAGGTTTAATGAGTTTTGCTGAGATAATCTTCTCTGTATGCCTTTTTAATTGCTGTTCTTTGTTCGTTTGAGCTTTTTTAAATAACCGTAAGACAATATTCTCACTTGATGGGATCCTAATCTGTCTAGGCTTCTTATAAAATGATTCTTTTATTGAGTCTTCATTTCCCTCTGTTTTATGTAAATGTTGCTCATAACTTATGTAAGAAAAAGTGGTTAACGGAATTAAAATCATCATACCATAAACGGATATGAAAATGTTCGTTTTTATTTTATTTTTATCCATAAAATTTTTATTGATAATCCTGCCTCCTATACCTCAGCTCTTTTGGTTGTTAAACTAATATTGCCTTCACTATCAACATGATCAATCCTACAGACCGTGTGGCTATAGATGCTGTTCTTATATACTTTAGGAATAAAGTTATTGCCTCTTCTGAATCCAGTAAACATCAGCAGAGTTCCTCTGGTATACCAAGACTTCTCAACAACCTCTTTCTTGCCGCCGGAAACAGGTCGAGAAATCTGTTTATTATAATGTCCAAAGCTACCAGCCCACTGTTTAACTGTTACCACCCCTGTAGGTGTAAGGAGTGTAATTGTATGTTTGTTTTTATCCCTGTCTAATACGGTTCCTGCAATCCGAGTTGTTCCATATTCGTAGAGAGTTCTCCCTCTCCATTGATATGGCTTCCCTTTAATCGGTTCTTCAGGAAGCTCATAAAAATCAGCAATGCCATATTTTTCAAAGTTAATACCAGAAAGCTCATGATCGTTATAATAATAGCTCAATGAATCCATTTCCCATTTGCCATATGTACCGCTAGCATATTTAATCCACTCATTGTTAAGTAGTCTTCGATTTAAAAGATTTAGAGCCTCATCAGTTCCCAACCATTTTTTTAATGCAATCATCTTTTTGTCATATTCTTTTTTGAATGCATTCTCTGAGATTATAAGATGTTCATTGTGAAAATCCACCACACAATTTTCATCAAAGTTTTGATTAAAGAACTCAGACGCTGCATCATCTAACAAATAAAGCTTATCATTAGGTGATTCAATTGTCTTAAAGACTTTCTTTGAAATATATTCTTTAAATTTAAAGCACCTAATTTCTAAAGCAAATTGTTCAGGAATTAAATCGTTTTCTAACATCATACCTATATTTGCCATGGTTAATTTCTTTTTAGGTTCGGCAATTATTGTGATGTACTTTTTCATGATTTCTTTTCGGTCATCAAAGGTATCAAAGCAGCCTCCCTTAATCAATTGTATTACTTGGCCTTTTTTGATTTTTCCGGTATAGAATAATTTATCAAGGAATTCTTCAAAGGACTCGTATGGTCTATTTGAAATTATTCGGTGAACTATTTCATCTCCAATTCCATTCATGCCCTTCATTCCAAAGATAATTGAATTGTTTTGAATATCTGCTTTAAAACCAAAACCTGCTTTATTAACATCCGGCAAATCAACCTTTATACCTCGATGGCGTATGCTTCCTATAGCCGAAGCAACTTTCCCATAGTCGGTTTTCTGAGTCTTTTTATTTCCGTCTTTGTCTTCTGTTTGTTCTTCATTTTCAACACCTCCACTGTTAACTGTCAAACAGGCAGTATTCCAGTATAAGGGGTTATATCGATAGTTTAAATTCAATTCCTGTAACGCAATAATGGAATACGCTAAAGTATGAAGTAGACTGAAACTGTAGCCAAACTGTCTTTTAAATTGAACATTCCATACATAATTCAAAAGAGCGTCTGACGCACCACATTCCTTCCCTTTCTTGAAGAACAAGTTCTGAACTTCTTTTAATACATCTTCTTTTTTCTTTGCTATGGATTTTCTTAAATAATTTGACTCCTTAATATCGAAGCCGGCTATATCTTTATCCATTACCATTTGCATGACAACTTCTTGAGTATCAGCAACTCCATAAATGTCTTTTAAATATCGTTCAACCACCTTTATCCCAGCATTGCTTAGGCCATAATTGCGCATTTCTTCATACCATAGTAACATATTGTTCTTATACTTTACGTATGTGTCAACAGGTTGCTCTTCGCTATCAGACATTAACCGCATTAAAGAGTTTGTGACTGCCGCCTCAAGCAGGTTTTTGGGTTTAACTTTAATCACGGATTGGTGGCCGACCTCGGTCGAAAACTGGAACAAATCCATTACCTCTCCATTACCAGCCATTTCCCACAGCCTTGGATCTTCATATTCGATTACGTCTGGATGTATGTACTTCTTGTATGTTTCCTTTAAGTTCCCTTGCCATTCAATTTCTTTGTTCTCGATTAATTGGTCTAAGGTTACTCGAATCTTGTCTAAAGCCTCAATGGTAAGAAGATCAAACTTTACCGAGCCCATGGCTTCACTATCACCCATATTAAACTGTGTAATAAAAGCTCCTTTAGGAGTTTTCATCATTGCATTCGACTTCGTGTATTCATTGTTAAAGATTATAACTCCAGCTGCGTGAGAAGACCGTTTATTAGTTAACCCTTCAATTTTCAGAGCTGTTTCTTTAAGATTGGGATATTGTTCAACCTCTCTAATAAACTCTTTCATTGGTTTTCTATTAGTTTCTTTGTCACCATAAAAACAATGCGTTAAAGGCCAGTTAGACCCTCTTTCATAAGGAATCATCCCACTCAAATATTCAGATATATCGTTATCTATCCCTAAGCCTCTACATGCTGTCTTAAGCGCTGATTTTGAGCCCTCAGTTCCAAAAGTAGCAATTTGAAGAACACGTTTGTCTCCAAATCTTTTTCTAAGTGCCTTAAGAATTTTTTGTCTTTTTGATCCTTCAGTATCAATATCGATATCTGGAAGATCAGGTCTAGATTTATGTATATGTCTCCAATGTGGTAAATCATATTGCATTGGGTTAAATTGAGTGTTGTCGAGTAAATAGTTAACGAGATATCCTGCCGCACTTCCCCTGGCTGCCCCAACTAAACTATCTCCACCACACTCATCATCCCAAATAATATTAATTATTTCTCTGACTGTTATGTAATAAGAAGGCATGGACTGGTTTAGCTTTTGGCTAATTTCCCAAAGCTCTCCTAGCTCAACATTAATCCTATTTAATATTTTGTGAAATGCTTCCTTTGTTAGTTCATTTGTTTTGAGCTTATCATCAAAGCCATCTTCAATTAATTTCAAGAGATATCTGTCCTGCTCATCTTTTGATTCAGACATCTTCTTTATGTACTCATACTCATTATATGCTGGTTTAAATAAATGCCTTAATTTAAACTGTGGTAGCTCCATTTTTGGAATAATTGGTTCGTGCTCAATAGTATAGTCTTCAATCATCTCTCCAATTAGTAATGTGTTTTCAATGGCCTCATTGATGATCTCTTTGTCCATGTAGTCCATTCTCTCATGAATTTCATCAACATTCTGAACAAAACATGCCTCATAAAAAGAGTCGACTTCTCTCTCTCCATCCTTGGCGTTTAAAAAGGCTTGATGAATTGCCCTATCTTCCGGTCTAAGAAAGTGTGCATCGGTTGTGACAATCATTTTCAATCCATAACCGTTAGCTATATTAACAAGTTTCTTATTACAATAAATTTGCTCTTCACTTAAAGCTGGTTGAAGCTCAATAAAGAACTTATCTTTCCCAAAGACTTTAATACACCATGTTATAAACTCATGAATTTTTAATTTGTGCTGTTTGATTGACTGAATATCTCCGCTTTCTTCGCATTCTTTAATTCTGAGTAAATTGATATTCACCTCAGAGCCAAGACAAGCTGTTGTAGCGATAATATGACCTGGATCTTTGCTAAGCAGTTCATCTACATCCTTTTTAACTGTTGGCACTCTTTCCATTGTTCCTGTGTAAAATGAATTTTCCCAGGCTTGTGAAGACAGTATTCTTAGCTGCTCATGTCCTATAGGGTCAATTGCCAACATTAAAAAGTGCGGAAACTTTGTCTGTCCTGACTTATAGTTATCACGAACTTCTTCCAGTGAATCGACTAAATATGCTTCATTCCCCAATATGAGTTTAAAATCTGCAGGCATATCCCCTTCTTTCTTCATTTCTCTGACAGTCTTAATTGCTTCCAAATGCGCTGAAAGAACCTCATGGTCAGTTATGGCCAATCCTTTATAATTCATCTGAACCGCTGTTTTCAGCAATTCTCCTACTGAATTTGTTGAATCGAGAAGCCTTATGTTGCTTTTATCAGTGTGGCAGTGACATCCAATCAATTTTCATCCCCCTTAAAACACAAGTTCTTTTTTCTTTGTACGAACCACCTCCAAGTCATAAATTTCAATTTGAGGTGTTTGTCTGCCCTTATATTCATTTACCCTTGCCTTACCAACAACATTAAGTATTAAGGTTCCATTTGATTGAGTAAGTTTCTCAAAGTATTCTGTATCGCTTTTAAAGCGTATGTATTCAATATCTCCATACTTAAATTTAACCGTTGTCTTATTCTTTTTCCCTAAATGCTCAATTTGTTCGATGTCAATTTCAAGTTCTGTTATAGCTATTAATGGTTCTTCGACTTTGTAGCCCCAAAAGTCTTTGTAGCCATCAAGCTGAAGGATAAATTCCTTTCTTAATTGTTTTGCTGGTATCTCAAAATCAACATTCTGAATATCTTCTTCAATATCTATATCTTTAAATTTTTCATTCAGCACTTTGTTCACCAGAATTAGGTTCTGTCGTTTAATTGCAAAACCAGCTGCATTTGGGTGACCTTCAACAAACTCAAACAATCCAGTATCCATGAGCACTTTCTTAAAATCCTTTATAAACCCTTTGTCATACCCTCGTATAGAGCCACTCAAGATATCTTTACCTTTTTCGGGATCGTTTCTGGCTAACAAGACCGGCTTTTTATATTCTTCTGCAAGCTGATTGGCCACCAGACCAGTTAGACTCTTATCTAGAATTCCTTCAATGTAAATAATGAGTACTTTATTCGCTGTTAAACTTTTCTCCTCTATTCTATTTTTAATTTCCACTCCAGCTGCATCTGCTATCCGTTTTTGCTTTGCTTTTAGATTTCCTAGGATTCTAACTGTGTCATCATGTATTGACACAAGCTCTGTTTTACTTTGCCCACGTTTTTTGTAGGGAACCTTTTCTTTAGAAAGAAGGAATGCTCTCATCATTTGATCTTTTTCTTCACTGCTTCCAACCCTAATGGCAGCGTTAATTAAAGGGTTAATAAAGAACTGTGTATTCTGTATGTTCTTGTAACCTTTGGTTGAAAAATCTTGCTTCTTAAACAGCTTCTTTAATAATGGATGCTTAATTTTCTTCAAGCCTTCATTCATAAAATACCTGGTTTCAAGGTTTCTTGAATCAGCCGAATCAGCAATGTTACCAATAGATACAAGGTCTAAGAATTGTTCGGCTTCATTTTTATTTAGCTTTTCATCAACTGCCTGGCAAAATTTATAGGCCATTCCTGCACCTGTTAGAGTTTTATTCGAATAATTAGGTGAAAGTTGATTATTTACTACGATCGCATGTTCAGACTCTCGTTCACATTCATGGTGATCAATAACAATTATTTCTGTGCCTCTCTTATTAAGAGCCTCATGTTCCTCAAATTGACTTGAACCTGCGTCTGGGATTATGACTAAGTCAACATCATCAGGAACTGTATTAATAAAAATCCCATGTTCCTTCCCATCTTGAATTCTGTAATGTATATTTGCTTTCGGACAAATCTTCTTTATATAATTGATAATGATTGAACTGGATGTGTACCCATCTACATCGCTATCCACTTGAACAAATATTTTATTTTTATTCTCTAAATGCTTTATTAAACAATCAGATGCTTTATCAATGTTATCGAGTTTTGAAAAATGAATGACTGAGCTCTGGTTCACATCAATAAAGCTCTTCGGATTTTCAATCCCTCTGTTTTTTAAAATTGTCGATAATGGATTGAAATTATAATCATTGTTGCCAATGAGCTTATAAGCCACTAAATTCCTCCTTCATTCGTATTGATTTCAATTTTTCTTCTCATCAACTCCTCTAAAACGTCTTTTCCCTTATCAGCTGGACTGTCTTTATAATCCAACATATTTTCAAAATCCCATAAAACATACACACGAACATACGGCGTAAATTTTGCTGCAAGCTTCAAGATTTTTTGCTGATACTCAAGCAGTTTACGTTGATACATTTCCTCCGTTTCATGGTCTTTCGGCGGCCGGTATTTATCGAGAGCAATAAACACTTCTTCCACTCCAAGAGAAAGTAAGATATCACGGTGAAAATTTGAAATGTTGTTTGAACAGACTGCACATGTGAAATTTGCTTCTCCATAAAAATCCTGGCATTTTAACACAGACTTTTCCGATTCAAAAATTAAAGCTTTTTTAAACCTTTCAATAGAATCTTTTGTTTTATGTAATCCATATAAATTCATCATGGTCTGATGATTATACAGGGTGTTTCCAACTTTTAAAGGCATATATTTATAGCCGGCATCAACTTCCTCTTTAATAAGAGATCGTCTACGTATGCCAATCAATCTATTATTTAAATCTCGATGTGGAATGGTTATACCTTCTGTGTAGCTTCTAAAATAGTAGCCAATTTCAAAGTCATTTAATGTTTGCATGCTTATCCCCTCGTCTAACCACATTTGATGAGGATAAGGCATAAATACATCTAAAACAGTCTCATTGAAGCTGGGAAGTTCAATATCTATCTTTTTCCTCTTTTTGAACTTCCCCATCCATTCCCAATCATCAATTAAATCATTATTCGTGAATGTCTCTCTATTACCGAAACCAAATGTTCTCCCAGCCAGCCTTGCAACATACTCAATGGCTTGATTGAAAGGTATATTGATCCCTTTTTGACTTTTTGCTCGTATAACAAGCTCAAAGACATCGAATGTGTCTCCACATTCTGTATAGCAATGAAATTGCTTTGCTTCGTGATAATAATACAGCTTGTAGCTTCCCCCAGAAGCGTTATGGCAAACGGTTCTGTATATTGGGTTTCCTTGTTGATCCCATTGATTATTTTCGCTACCCAATTCTTTTAATATTTTATGTATATCCTCAAGCGTAAGACTTTCTTTTATCCTGTCCTTATCATATTTCAAAGGGTGCTACACCCCTTATCCTGCTTTAATATTCAATTTTTCAACTGTAATTAATTCGTTATCGAGATTTGTTGTGAAACAATCCTTGATCCGCATATTTCCCATATTTATATGGGAGAAGACTTTTACTTTGTCGTACTCATTTCCCCTGTTTTTAAACACGTGTGTAACAAAATTAGGCTCTGGGTAAAATCCTGCTTTTAAGATTGGCTCAATTGCATCCTTCTCTTTTTTACTTAAAGGAAGAATAATCATTGCACCATCAGTCTTATCGGCAATAGCTTTACTTCCTCTCAGGTAAGATGCGTCTATTACTTGTCCTTTTTGCCATGCCTCTTTCCAATCACCATTTAACTGAGTAGCACTCATCATATAAACATCGTATTTGTTACATAAACCCTTTAACTTATCAGACATAAGCAAAAGGATTTGATCCTCTCTTAGGTTGACCCCGCTTTTTTTACTCATCTCCGAAAAAATTGTCACTGATGAGTGAATATAATCAAAGTAAATGTACTCAACATTATTTTTAATTACATTCTTTTCAATCGTTCTCTCGATCTCTTGGATATTGAAATCAGGAAGATGCTCGAACCAAATATTAGACTGCTGAAGTACTTTAGCAGCTTTGCGCACAAGCTGTTTTTCTTGCTCATTGATCGTATTTCTAAGTATTTTTTTCTCTTCTACGCCACTAATATAGGCAAGTGCCAAGCTTTGCAATTCCTCTGCCATCATTTCCGTTGAAATGACCGTGGAACTTTTATCCCAAGGATTTTTCACCCATTCCTTCTTTTTAAGGTCGTACAACTCAGTTGCACTTAATCGACAAGCATCAGCAACCATATTCCTTGTTTTACCTCCGCCTGTAATACTTGAACGAATGTAAAACTTTTTCTTACGAGACCCACGGAAAATTGACGTAAGCATTTCGCTATTTAATGGTACTCCAATATCTGGTGACTCCTCAAAAGAATCTAATAACTCATCAATGCCTTCTCCACCTTGAATTCCCACACTTTCAGATGAGGTTCGAAACTTCTCTTTTACATCTACAATCTTCATTTCATAAGCTACTAGAATTTCGTCAATCGATTTCTTATCAAACTGTTCCTGCATTTTTTCTTGTTCTTTTGGATCAATTATAGTTTCATCATAAATCTCTTTGATATCGAAACCTAAACCACTCATTTCTCTGAGCAAACTAAACTTTTTTAGTCTTTTGTAATGGTAATCAAAGTTTTCGACTACAGCCAGATCTTGAATTCTTTCGATGTATTCAAGGCCATTGTTATCATGAAAAATCTTATATTGAATGTCGTAATCTTTTAGATATCCATCTATCTCAACCTCATTCAATACTTCCGTCCCTTGCTGGAATAAGTTACTCATAGCAAAAAACAGTATTGAGTGAAATCTTGAAGGGAAATCATCCGAAGTAATCCTATACTTGTTGCTTTCAGACAAGATTGTGGGATCCTTGAGTATGCTTCCTAAAACCTGAACAATTGCTTTTTTGTCTTGTAGCAAATGGACTCTCCTTCCTATAGTGTTGAGATGTCAACAAGTCCCCTTTTCTTTCTCAATCCCTTTTTTATAATTAACGTGATTTCTTCTCTTTTGTGATTCTTAGGGTCTTCAGCTGATTTTTGGATTGCCTTTTGTTTTATGTAATGTCGCTTAGCCTCGTCATATACAAAAGGGACGATTCCAATACCGTCACCTTCTCTTGGGTGATTCTCCAGTGTTTCATAAAAGTACTTAAGCGCAAGCTCAATTCCTTTTAGCTTATAACCATAATCCTCTTGAAACTCTTTGATTTGTTTTAACATCATACCGGTCGGAGATGAAAGACCATATAAATTGCATATGTATTGAAGTAACTCTTTTCGATGGTCTGCCTCTTGTCTCCACGTGTTAAAGCACTGTTTATGGTAATATCTTTTTTTATAAGGAATCGCTAAATCTTTATCTAATTTAGTCTCACAATATGGACATTTGACTTGTCTTCCCAAATAATCACCCCTAATCAGGAGGAGGGAAACCCCCCTGTTTATTTACTTAGAAGATCTTTTAGGTCATCCAAGATTACAGACATAACGTTTACTTGTTTGCGGCTGCATTCAGTCACTTTGACTCCCTTGCCTAAATGCTTCTCTGTAATCTCATTAACCTCTTCCAATCGTCCCTCTCCATTGAGCTTAATTCCAACTTCTTTGATTTGCTCCATCAAAGCGTCATAATCAAGCTCCTCTGAAGCATTGTTTTGTTTTTGCTCTTCATATGTAACAGCAACAATACCTTCTGCTTCTTCCTGTCTTTCAACTGCCTCGATAATGGCCTTCTCCAGGTTCTCTGCAGTGAATTCAGGAAGGTATGTGTCAATGTAATCGAAACGGCTGCGTGCAAAGTGCTCTTTTGTTTCAGCTAACCAAGCGCTTGATTTGATAACCTTTCTGTCTTCATCAACACCATTAGAACTTAGATAAAGTACAATATCACTGTTATCAATAACAGGGGCCAATACACGTTTATCACCTTTAGGATAAACTTTTCCTTTTTTGTCCTCTGCAGCATGAGCAATAAAGATTACGGTAAACCCTACACCAATGAGTTTATTAATCTCTTCCCATACTTCTGTTTCATACTCTTTCCAAAGACCAAACCCATCGTTTCCATCTTTAATCCGTTCTACATCATATTGCTCACAAACATATCTGGTTGCATATTTAGCAAATGCATCTACTTCATCAACAATAATTGTCTGATACGTTTCTTTTGCCTTTTCTGCATTTTTGGTTAACTGTTTATTAACCTTCTTAAAATCCGCCCAGCTATTAATAGCCATAAATTTAACGCCTGCGATGGCATTCAAACCTTTTTCAAATGGCAAGTATAAAGGCTTCTTCATTCGTGTGCTTTGTTTTGTCTTACCCAAGTTGTTAGAACCATAGATAGTAATAACTTTTCCTTCTAAACCTTTTGCGACTACTGAAACTTGAGGATTGAAAATATCGATTGCCATTTAAACTCTCCTTTAATTTGATTTGATGGGTGAGTCAAAGCCCACCCCAATTATGTATTTTCTATTACTATATTTTATTTTTATCCTTTAAAAAGGTAAGTCATCATCAGAAATTTCAACCGGCTTTGAAGGCTTGTTATTAGGAGCGCTTCCGCCAAACCCAGACTTTTTATTGTTCTCATTGCCACTTTCATTCTTAAGCCCATCTAGGTAAATCTCTCTTTCAGTTAACGCTTTTTTAATTGCATCTGCATTAAAAGCATTTTTGCTATCCTCGTCATATGGATCATTGCCACCTGTAATTAGGTACTCTCTTTTCGAATTAATAGTGATTTCTTTCTTGTCTTCGCCAAATGCTGCTGTTTTGGTCGTTACTTTTTGCTCTTTAAAGTTAATAATCTTTCCAAAAACGTTAACCGTAGACCCTTTTTCATAATTATTTTCAACGTATTGAGACCCTTCTTTTGTGACTACAAATTCAAACGGAATTACTTTCCCACCATATAAAGGAATATAACCATTTAAATTAACTCTGCCCGTTTCTTCACCTTTTACTTTCTCTTCGGTTACATTCTTTACAAACAGCTCAACATCAAATTCAGCTCTTGGATTGAATTCTTCATTGGCATCTAGCCTGTTTACAAAATTAGTTGTTAATTGTGGGTATGATTTGAAAATCCCTTGGGCGTAATATTCGTTCAATCCAATCTTTCCTTGGGTAATTCTCACTTTGTCAGCTTCATCTCTCCCATGTTCTGCAATGGACTTATATTCACTGATAATGGTTTGATAACCTTTTGCAATAGCATTGTCGGTGCCGTCGTCTTTCTTATACTTTGAAAAGCCTTTTACTGTATGCACTTCATTTGGTGCAACCTCAATATCTAGTTCAATATTTAGCCCTTTACCACTTTTCCACTCAGTGTGTTTTACCTCAGCAAGTGTTCCCTCAATAGTTACAACATTTGATGCTTCACGTAATACTGTTTTATTTTCTGCCATGTAAATAATCAACCTCTTCCTTTTAATTAATAATTTTATTTTTATCCTTAAAATTCCTATAATGAGACTTGCTACTAAACTTACAATCCTTGATGCCAAGTAGCTTATTTAATTCTATGTATCTCTTTTTTGGAAAGTCCCAAGGTTCAGGATCACCTTTTACATTTTCAATCCTTATTACTGTTCCATGTCGGATTGTGATCTTTAAGTTTCCGTATGAATATGTTTTAGAAAAAAGACCTCTTTTAATTCCTCTTGGCTTAAATTCCTTTGCCAACATTACATTCCTGGTTAATTTTCTTCTTGCTTGGTCTTCGTCAATGTCGTAATTCCTTTTGACATCATTTTTGTAGGTATGTAAGGCTTCTGCAGATACTTTCAGTATCTTTAATTCCTTTTTCATCTCTTTCCTCCTTTCTCTCTTTGGGATAACTTAATCTTACATCACCAAAATGAATTGGTCAATAACTATTTTATTTTTATTCTTAAAATAAAAAAATTATATATCAGCCGTTTAGTGCTGTCTGACATGATCATAGTTCTATAAACTTTTATATTTTTTATTTTGTGTTTCATTTGCAATCTTTCTAATTCGAATAAAATGCTATATGGCAAACAAGCCATACATAATTTTTTATAGAGAGGTTAACACTGTAGTTAAAACCGATCACAAAAATCTTGGGAGGTAAAAATAAAATTATGGATTCTTCATTTAATATGGATTTGAAATTAAAACAAAGTTTCCAATCTTTATTTCCAGAATACGCATCAAAGCTTGAGAAGGCTTCTTCACCAGAAGAGCTAAATCAACTACACAATGACTTTGTAAAAGAGCAAAAAAAAGAATTTGCAAGAACTATTGGTAAAGATGTGAGTGCCATTGAAGTAGGAGAAGTTGAGTATAATGTTGCTATAGCTTTAACAAACGATCAATATTTGCAATTGATCAATGCAAAAGGTGAGGATATAAAAGCTTTACTTCAGACTTTGCTTGATGGGGCTAAACGCATTAAAGAAAGAGAGCACGATGAAAAAGGTGTCATTGCTGCACAAATGCTGTTAGCTGGTATTATTGGTATTGGTCCAGAGTCAATTGAAGGTGCAATGAATTATTTAAACTCTTTAAATAAAGAAAAGAAATCAGTTGTTGCTACTGATCCAGCATTACTGGCTAAAGAACTTGGAGTTGATCAGTCTATGGTTGTAGGATTTCCTCCTGCTGAAATAATTGCAGGTTACGCTGCTATTGCAGCTCTCGGCTCTCCTGCTATCATAGCATATGTAGTTTTATTAGTGAGTATCGTCATTATTTCAATACTCATTGGCTTATTGATTTACTTTGCAAATAAACCAGCAGCCGCCATCGTATTATTTATTAATGAATTAGACAAGCCGGTTAAATTTTTATCCGATCATAATATTCATGGGGAACCGAGGCTCCGCACATTGACAATTCGCAACGGAGTATACGTCCCAACTATAGGTATGTACCCTTCTGCAGGCTTTTTTGCTACTCAAAAACACGAAGATGCTTTGATTGGTACGCAATATGGTTTCACATTAAAATACGGTGATACAGATACCAAGTTCACTTTTGCAGTAGAATGTCCACTAGCAGAAAAAAGAAATAGCTGTTATTGTTCTTTCAACGAAGATCCTGAATCAGCAGCCCAAATGACCGACAAAAAAAGCTCGCAGCATTGGGAAGCTGAACAAAACGGAATAAAACTAAGCATTACTTGTAATTCAAATGAGGGTTCGATTGCATATTATGTTGCCCGGGCATATCGAGAATAATTATTGATAATCATTAAAAGGAGAATCTATAGTTGATGGTTCTCCTTTTATTTATAAATATACTTAGTCTCTAGACAACCTCACTCCAAGACCACATGTTCATTGTTTGCAGCGTAAAACCGTCAGGAAGTTTTTTCATTTTAACATTCACATTGTATCTCTTCCCAGTAGTCTTATGGATCACAGCAAGTTCTTCACCATCATAGAACCGCACAATTGCTTCATTAAATTCAATTGGCTGATCAACCACATAACCTTCTTTGAGCGCTCTGATATACAGATAGGGATCTGTCTTATAAAGCTCATATAGTCTATTACCAAAGTCTTCGTGTTTATCTCTAAGCAGATTAAAATTAATTAGGGATATGTACAGTTTTTCAGATAAGCTCAGCTTGTTCTTGAAATACCGGATTGCTTCATCTTGTTCTTTCCTTAAAATATTGGCCATTTATCCATCTCCTAATCTTGTTAAAACTACAGTTTTATTTAGACTACAATATCTCCTTCTGCAGTCTTCAGTGTTCCACTATTATATGTGTTCTGAACTAAGGTTGTATTCTTTGCTTTTTCTGTGTAAAAAGGATGGGATAGCAGCCTTCCTCCAATTACATAAACATCGTTCCTTACGAGACGTACCTTGTTTGTATTCTCCAAATAAACGCCATATCCTTGATCTGATGAACGATTAAACATAATCTCATTATCCTTTAACATGTGTTCTGAACCCCCAGTTAGTTGGATAGCGATCAATGATTTACAGAAATAAATCTGATTCTCACTAATCTGGCAACTGTATTTCTCAGGGGTGCCTTTAATTGCAACATTCCTAGGCTCATGAATTTCATTTCGATGCAGTGAGACAGAAGAGTCTATATCCCAAAAGATGCCGTATCCACTCCCACTTAACAACAAGTCATTTCCCTTTAAACGAACTGACTGAGACCTTTCGCAATAAATTCCACCATATACATTAGCAAACTCATTATTAACAAGACTGATTCGGGTAGAATCCATTATCTTTGCAGCATATGATGAGCTCGTTCCTTTTCCTTTGGTGTTCACAACCTTAATATCATTTGAGTTTCTAACCTGGACTTGAACACAATCACTGTTTTCTATCCTGTTGTCCGTAATTAAAAAGTCCTCTGCTTGATGTGTTGCAATAGGGCATGCTTTTATTTTTTCAAAAGTGTTATTTGATACTGTGCCACCCTTTCCTCTTACACAAATACCCACTTCAAAGCCACTGATCGTATTGCCATCAATTTGAACTCTGTTTCCAGACTCAGTACTTGAAACACCTACCGAGTCAATCCCATATGTCTTAATTTCCTTTTCATTGATGATCTTGTTATTTTTGATACTGACATCCGTGCTATATCCATAGGAAATAACATGGTCGCTGTAGTTTCCTTCAATAATTACCTTGCCGCTTGTGTGAGCTGTAACGGATCCACGTCCATTATTTTTAAACCTGCAGTTTCGCACAGTTAATTTATAGGGGTGATCGTATTTAATTCCGTTTTCTCCAAAGCCCTCTAAATCAATTCCTAATTGTGGCCCAATTGTATCTCCACCAGCCTCCTCTATATCACAGTCATCGACAAGAAGACCTTCACAACCATTGGTAGCCAGATTATTTCTTCTCCCTCTTAAAAGCGTACACTTTCGAACGGTTACATTCTTTGAAGGTGTATATGTTCCTGAAGTGTTCATCATTCCTTCTGCTGCTATCCAAATGTTATCTCCAATACAATTAGAGACACTCACGCCGTCAATTAACACATTGCTACTACCGTGAACATGTATACCGTATCCCCATTCATGTGTTCTTTGAATTGCATTGATTTTCGAGTAATCATGTTCATATCGATCGCCAATAATTTGACCGCCACGAATCGTAACATTACTTGCTTGGCCGATATAAAAACAGGAGTAGCCTTGAGAATCATTTGGTTGCACTTTAAATAAAGCCTCTGGATGAAGTATTAACTCAATATTAGACGGTACATTAATACCTCCGCCAAATTCAGGTAACCGCTTTGTTGTATTAACAGCATCAATTAGGTAGATACCTTTTGGAACATATACTTTATAAAATGATTTTGAGCTCGCGTATTCTAAAGCACGGTTTAACCCTTCTGTTGTTTCAATTGCATTTGACCCTTTATCATCAATTCCCCAATCCAGAGCATCAACAAAATAGTATAAGGGCTGCTGAATGTTCATGTTGTCAAACCCTTCCCTTCTACATTTTCATTGAGAAACCCTGATAGAGTGTGAATGAAGTTATAAAAGGTCTCATTTCTTGTACCAGAGCGTCCTTTCAGAGAAAAGGTGTTAAACATTGATTTGCGCAGTCCAGTGCTCAACTCCAGCTGAATGCTCTTTCCTGTTTTATTTTTATTGGCCACGTTATTTGGACTGCTACCGGATAGCCTCGTCCCCTCATCAAGAAGCTCTGCAGAGTAACCGGAATTATTTAATGTGTTTGTTATCGCTTCAGCTTTCTCCCGATCTGTGCCGCCAACTAAAACATGTTGATCATTACTTGCGTACCCGTGAAGTGAAAGTGTGAACTCATGTCCCTTCAACATTTCAAGTGCTTGTGGTTCATCAAAATTCGTACTGGTTAAATGCAAATCAAAGGCTCCTGGTGTCTTTAAAGCTTCAAAAAGATATGTAGAGTATGTTTCGCTTAATTCCTTTGCAAGCTCGCTTGTTCCCCCTTCTATGCCACCTCCATGGGGAGCAAGAATTAATACACCAGTGTCTTGCTCTTTTGAGAACACGCTAAAATTGAACGGTGTTTCATTCGCTTTAAGCTCTTCAAAGTTCCGATACTTGTCCGCTGCTAAGATACTGATTGGATTCATGAACGAAACCAATGCTGTCACCAATACTGGAAAAGACTTCTTTTCTGTGATATACTTTAATAGCTTCGTAACCTTGCGAAGTGTGCAGATTAGAGTGTACCGTCCAAAGTCTCTCTTTTCTGCTCCTTTAGTCTTTTTTATCAATTCCTCTATTTTGTTTTTAATCCTCAACAATTAATAACCACTCCTTTTTATTTTTGTTTTATTTTTAAAACTCAAAATCATATAAATCAATCACATTGAAAATCACCTCCTTTAAATAGCAATTCTCTTTTATTGGATCGTATATATTGCAGGATTTACTGTTCCTTAACCTTCATAACCGTATTCTTTATAATGCCATCTTCTTAGTTCATCTCCATGTTCCCAACATTGAGATAATATACTTACAGACGCACCATACATATATCCTGTAATACCTTCTGTGTCAGTTCACGTGATAATTTTCCAGCAATATCGCTTACTTTTGCACCTTTAGCAATCTCATTTTCCATAAGATTAGCCCATCTCTCTACATAATTAAATATACCTGAGCCATACATGCATCTATTTTTAGACTTCCAACTCTCGTAAAATTCAATATCATTAACTTTCATAATTGTCTCCTCCTTTAATTTGTTTGAAATATCGTTTTTATTCAGTTTCTTTTCTTACCCATTTTCTAACCTTAACTTCCTTAAGCTCAACTTCAAAACACTCAACCTGGTCATCGTATTCCCATGGTCTCTCCTCTTGTAACTCTGTAGCGCCTTCCCTGTAAGTTGTCTCATAAAACTTGTCTTGATATGCAAACACAATACGATAATGAATACTCCACCTAGACGTATCAGTGATTTCTTCTAAAATTGAGGATTCAGGTAGCCCCAATTCATTTACCATGTAATCTTTGTCCAATTTAATTTTCATTCAAAATAACCCCTCTTCCTTTGCAGCATTCACATTCGACTAAAGGCTCGTTGATTTTAGCCATCAGATCATCTAAAAATTTCTTAATATTACTCTTCAAATCCTCAACGTCCTTACCACTAAAAGGCTCTACAATTGGGTAGCTCTGATAGGCTTTAGGTGCAACATTGTAAATTTCAACTTCCCGCTTTGTTTGAAATCTTTTCTCAAGTTTAGGCTTTCTTCGTTTGTACATTGCATTAAGATCAACTACATACTCGTGAGGTTTGTAAAGCTCCAAAACTTTGACCACAGTTAAACAGAAATCATAATCACTCGTGATTCTTGCCAATTTAGGGTTAATATTGGCTTTAATATGGTTTCTGATAATCTTATAACTTTCTTCTCGGGACAAGTAACACGGCTTTGTTTCAAGAAGCATTGGATGAGTTTGAATCCTATCCAGTAAGTTATAATTCAAGTTAAAATTATGGCTTTGCAACTTAAGTTCTCCGTCAATTTCTTCAATTACATTCATTTCAAACTCAATTTTTTGATTCTCTTGCGGGACTTCTTCAAATTTTAAATCATATAGACCCTTCACTTCATAGTATTCACTGTCTTCACCTATGTAAGAAGTTTTAATTACTTGTGGCGTCAAATCAGTTTCCTGGAATCCCTCTTTTAATTCATACCTATAATTGATTTTTTTAGCCGGCATTTGTTTTTCAATAACACTTGGCTCCTTATCAAGCTTAAACCAGTCTGATTTATACGTTTGGGTTGCTCGTTTCCCATCGAAAAACAATTCATCTAATTGACTATGAAAATATTTATTTCCTTCAATATTGTCAGACACCAAAAAACAGTTACTTGTTTTAATACCAATTAGCTTCATCAAATTTCCCCTTTTTAATTTTATTTTTATCCTTATAAAATTTCTGTTTTATCTTCATCGAAGCTATCCGCTCTCGCTGATTATCATACACTTATTTTATTTTCATTGAATAAATCAATTAAGTAGGCTTCGTACATCTCATCCCAATAGGGGTCTGTTCTTGCTATGTGTTTTGTTGCTTTCCCATTGTTCACAATCTTAAAGGTTTGCCCCTTTTGGATATCTGTGAACTTCTTCTTTGTCCATATCCCTCTGATCAACACTTCAACTTCTTTAACCTCAACTGTTTGCTGCATCACATTCCTCCTTTTTGATTTTCGTGTATCAAGCCTGTACAATATTCAAAAAACCCTAAAGGATGATGAACATGTGTGGCAGGTTCACTTTATTTTCTGAGTTTGACGACATCATCGAACAGTTCAATATAGATCAATTTTTGTCTGAGAACGAATACCATCCAAGCTATAATGTAGTTCCTTCACAGAACATCCTGACAATCATTAATGATGGATCAAACAACCGTCTGGGTAAGCTGAAATGGGGTCTTGTCCCTCCATGGGCTAAAGACGAAAAGATCGGCTATAAAATGATTAATGCCCGTGCTGAAACATTGTCCGAGAAACCCAGCTTTCGAAAGCCGCTTGTTAGCAAACGCTGCATTATCCCAGCAGACAGTTTTTATGAATGGAAGCGTCTTGATCCAAAGACTAAGATTCCTATGCGGATTAAGCTTAAATCCTCCAATCTATTTGCATTTGCCGGCTTATATGAAAAGTGGAATACGTCAGAAAGCAATTCGTTATTCACCTGCACAATCATTACTACAAAGCCCAATGAGCTTATGGAGGATATACATGATCGTATGCCGGTTATTCTTACTGATGAGAATGAAAAGGAATGGTTAAATCCCAAAAACACCGATCCTGATTATCTTCAAAGTCTTCTGCTGCCGTATGACTCTGATGACATGGAAGCTTATCAAGTTTCATCCTTAGTTAATTCACCTAAAAACAACTCACCTGAGCTCATTGAATCCCATTAAGTACCACAGTCATTTTGCTTTATATATCACCTTCGCTTAGCTATTATGTTCTAAGTAGGAGGTGATATTTTGTTTGTATCGCCAATGTTATTGCATTCAATCAAAGAACCATTTGATGACGATAGCTATATTACCGAGCTGAAATTTGATGGAATTAGACTGATTCTCTCCAAGTTTAATGATCAGATAAAGCTTTATACTCGTCACAACAATGAGGTAACAAACAAGTTCCCAGAACTGTTGGATCTTGATATACCCAATGGAACTGTTTTAGACGGTGAAATCATTGTAGCTGCCCCAGGCGGTGCCCCTGATTTCGAAGCAGTCATGGAACGCTTTATGTCTAAGAAATCAGCTCATAAGGTGGTTTACTGTGTATTCGATGTGGTTTATACTGATGGATATTCAATCGCTAATAAGCCGCTCACTGAACGTAAGAGCATGCTTTCAGACCTAAACCTTGACCACGATAATGTCTTTGTAATTGAAGGTCTGCACGGAAACGGATTAGCTTACTTTAATCTGGCCAAAGAAAAGAATTTAGAGGGAATCGTACTAAAGAAAGCTAACTCCCCTTATGAAATCAATAAACGTTCCCATAGCTGGCTGAAAGTGATTAATTATGATTACACAGATGTGCTTATCACCGGCTACACCAAGGAAGACATAAAGTTCCTTCTGTCTTATCCTGATGGTACTTCAGCTGGATTTATGGAATTCATGCCGAATGCGGAACGAAGCAAGTTCCACTCTATAAAACAAGTAAAGTCTGAATCTGATGAATATGTATTTGTAGAACCGATCTTATGTAAGGTTAAGCACAGATTTAAGACTAAGCATGGTAAACTCCGCATACCTTCCTTTGAATCCTGGAGAGTCTAATCTCTCCGTTACATAATTCCTTAGTGACTCGCCATTACACACCAAATGAAAATTTAGTACATGGATCAATTAGATGATTTATCGTTAAAATAACTATTTTATTTTTAAGCTCGTACTTATCCCTAAAAATACAGTATCTTTGTATCTTGGATACCTCAGTTCATTTACATATAATTACATTGTGTTTAATCAATAAATCAGGAGTTGATTATATTGAAAATTAAAAAGCTTATTACGAGTTCTCTTTTACTAGCATCTTTGATCCTTACTGCTGCTCCCGCATATGCTTCTAATGTTGTTAAAAGCCAAGATGATATTAGGATACAAGGTAACCAGATGGAGATGACTGTTGTTAAATACTATACTCGGGAAGAAGCCCGAAGTGGATTTCCTAACTCAATTGATTATGCAGAAAATGGATGGTATGGGACTCTGTATATCGATTTAAAAACTTGGGAACAACAACCTGATGGAAGGTACCGAGTAGAATATAAAGGAACTGTATACTTAGGGCTTTAATTCAAGGGCGTATGCCCTTTTTCTTTTGTATAAAAACTATCTTTTATTTAGACTCTCTCATAAGTCTGATGAAATATGTCTGGTTTACATGGATAAAACTCACCTTGGACTCCTTTTATTACATAATCATTAGGTGAAATGATCATGTTGCCTTCTAAAGTTTGTATATAAATAACACGTATTGTTGTAAGTGAATCAGACCAGATACCCACTATATCACCGCAGAAGTCCCTTAACTTATCGTAAGAATCTTGTGATCCATCATATTGAATAGCATCAATGACAACTGGTTTTTTTCTATATTTCACTTCCCCACCTCTTCCTTTAAAATCACGATTTCATTTAGACTAAACCTTTTTCTTACTGTCACGCGTTCACTTTCGGAAAACATATTAATCTACTAACTTTAATAACTCATCGACTTCATAATTATATTCACCATATTCGCCAGAGCCCCATTCAACACCTACAGAACCTCGATTTGTCGTCCACAATATAATTCCCATCTCCCCATCTTCATGCCACCTTACTTGCTTCCCTTTCTGATAACCAAGCATGTTTCCACCCCTTTCTTAAAAAGCATTTTAATTTAACTTTAATGTGTATTGCCTTGAGAAAATCCCCTTTAATTGGTAAACTCATACCTAACTTACATACGAGTGGGTGATTCCTTGAATAAAACAATCGGTATTACTGGATTAATCATCAGCATAGTAGTGCAATCATTTTCGGCCGATGATTCGCTAACCCAAAAGATTGCTACGGGTTTGTTATTTGTATCAATAATTATCTATAATTTTGAACATGCTAAAGATTATTCTATAAAGTCACTTGTAATTTTAGGTGTTTCCTTTATTGTTTTTATGCTAGGGATTTATAAAATCCTCTCTATTACCAGCGATTACTTTGAAAAGCTTAATGTGAATTTTGGATACATCCTTTTATTTGAAATAGCATTGATTATTGCCTTAGTGTCGATTGCAGTAAACGTAATGAAGTACATTGCGAACCGGCTAAGGAAAGCACCTAATGGTAAAGAGCTTTGACTCTTTGCCTTTTTTAAGCTAAATACTTCTTCTTATGTGGTCTTCTATGTACAAAATCAAATGCTATATCAACCTTTACCGGTTCCCTTTTCTCTGCTATTCGTTCCGTAACAACAATCAATTGTCCATTTTCCTGGTGTTCAATGCTATGGACTGAATAGCCTTGGCCAGCGTAATATTCACCAATAATCTCATCAACGTGGTTACTAAGCAGATTCCTCTTTATCACTCGAACAACCTCCACTTATTTTATTTTTATTCTTTAAAAGTTTATATGTATTCCATCCGCAGCCATCAAATACGCTTATGTCCGCTCCAAGATGCCATCTAAACCAAACTAAGTTAAACCAGGCTGTATCAATTATGTACTTTAAATAACCTATGTGCCTTCCTCCTTACAATGAAATAATCCTTTTAAACAAAGATCAATTCAGGCTCTTTATCCTCTTCATATCGTTTGTAGCCAATAAAATAATTCTCATCCTTTTTATAAATAAACGGTGAAATCCACTCAATAAAATTCTCAATCTCATTATCATAGTTTTTTAGATTGCATCTAATTGTCACATAGTGCCCACCTACAAGAGTATCGTTTACAATTTCGCTGTGAGTTTTTCCATCAAAATAATAGCTATCAGATTGAAGCATCCATTTCCATCTACTTCCTTCAGAAAATAGTTTATGATCTGGCAGCTCATCTGGATGCTCATCTCGTTGACCACTCATAAACTCCAACGTTTCAATAATGTGACTTGGTGTTTACTTAATAAGCTCAAAAGCACATACCAATTCTGTATACATTCCCATTAATTCATCTCCCTCTCTTTAAAACAGTCTTTTTATCATTCTTTATCACTTAAATATTCTAAATACTTAAGATGTTCAAAGAGTTCTTCATCTCTATATGCTTGAATTGCATCTTCAAGTTTAAACGAGTGTTTTATTTTTCTGCTTGTGGCTTCGGTAAATAACCTAGTGATTTTACCTTCATCTAGATAACTATGATAGCCACCACCATTACAAAGAAATCGAAGTATATTCTTTAAATACCGATCAGATATCTGATCAACTGTGTAGGTATTATAATTTTTATCTATCCAGTCGTATTCATTTCTCATATTTTTGGTTATCCCAGTCCTCCTACCTGATTAAAACTTCAATTTCATATCCAAAATAGTTTTACACCACTCGTTCATATCTGTTGAAATCTGATCAATTTCAAACAACTTATCCTTTAAACTTTCTTCACCGTCTACTCCATTAAAGCTTGCCAATCGTTCAATTTGCTTTGAATAGCACTTAATCTTTTCAATGCTTAATTTTAAATCCAAGGAACCCTCTTTAAATTCAACCTCACCCACGTACTCCATGGTTGAACGAGTCCCGCATATTCCACAAAACGCTCTCTGTCTCTTATAAAATTTATCAATAATAGTGGTATGGCCGCAGCCAGTTCTGCAAATGTACTTGTAATGTGTCAAAAAATCTCTTCCTTTCTATGTCAATGAAATTTTACTTTTATCCAAACTTCTTTCTCCAAGGGACGTTACCCACAACACTGTGATCAAGCATTCCTTCGCAACTTTTACACAGAGTTGATTTAGTTATCGTCATATGAAATGAGTCCCATTTACCGCAACAATGACACGTCATTTCACTCCTTTACTTAACTGATTCCCTCATATCTTCATATTTTTTATACTTTTCCCATTGCTGAAGCATATGCATCGCAATATCTTGAATAGTGTTTATCATGTCCTTCTTTTCAATACTGTCAATGTATACATTCCAATTATTAGTCAGCTGCAGTAGTTGTTGTCCTGCATTCTTCGTATTGTATTCAAGTGCTTTTTTCAACTCATTCGTATTCATTTCACCACTCCCTTGAAACACTTTAAAATGCATCTTTTAATCACTTCATTGCGGCATAGTTCTCAAAGAATTCTTCAACTGATCTTAGGTATCGGTATTTATTTGGATCTTCTGGATTTCTAAATCTTTTCGATAACACTAATGACCAATTGAACATCATTGGGGAGAACCGTGCCCATTTGCTGAAGCTTAACTGAAGAACTTTCCATTCTCTCCCCGCTAATTCTGCCAATTCGAGAATTTGGTCTTCTTTTAAATTCACTTCTTCTTCAAACATTACTTGAATTTCCTCGTATGGTTTATGTCCAAAACAACAGTGGCGTGTCCTCAATCCAATCTTGTAATTCAAAATATCAATTAAATTGATCATTTGTGTATCAAGCTCATCATAAGGAATACCATTTGCAATGAATTTTTCTCTTTGATTTGATTTCACATTATTCCTTAATAACAGGTTAGACCTCTTACTCATTCCGCGGCCCCCTTCATTATTTCTTCCAGTAAGCTTAAATCATCAGAATCTATCGCAAGATTTTGTTCTCCACAAAAAGGGCAATAAATTTCGGACGTGCTGGCAGGCCTTTCTAAGAATGTCCATTCCTCGCAGTCGTCGCAATGGTATCCGATCAATGTTCCATTCACTTTTGGCATTCCGTGTCCACCTTCTTCCGCCGCATCGAATTCACAAGCGTTTGAATTTCTTGCGTGATCCGCTCGGCCTCTTTTGCACCTTGATCTATCACATCGAGCCTGTTTCGTTTTTTGGAGATCACTGCGTCATGCATGACGTTGTTCACCTGTTCGCTCAAATCATCCATCAGATTGAAAAGTTGAATTTGTTTGGCATTCATTCCGCGTCATTCTCCAATCCCCAGATTTCATCTTCCAAATCGCTATTTGCAGATTCTAAATCTCTTATTTTTTCTTTCTGTTCCTCGGCCTTTAATTTTAGTTCTTTGTTCTCTTTTGTAAGCCGCTGAATCTCTTCCTGAGCCAGTTGGAGCTCTTTTGAATTTGCTTCCTGTATGGCTTTGGCTTCACCTTCATGACCCCAAATTTCATATGAAATTAACTGCCCTTCATTGATATTTAAATCCGGTCTATTTCTTTTTATGTATTTTGCGAAACCTCCACACAAAACCGTCTCATCACTATGACAAGCCCAATTATGTCCACTCTTTTCCTTCATCTCTACAATTTGCTGGGGTGTGGGCAAACATCCGTAATTTTGAGCCATTTCAGCTTCTTCACTGTGCGAGAAGGGACAACTTATACATCCTCCACTTCCACAATAAGAACGTTCAAACATATTTATTTCTTTCAACATATATCCCCCTTATCTTAATTTCTATAAAACTTACATTTTATTTTTATTCTTAATATATTCATGCTGATTCACAACATCACGAAGTATGTATTGTATTTCCTCTAAATTGTCTTTAACAAAATCTAGGTCTCCAATTGCCATTCTTATTTCGTTATTCTCTATGCTGCGCAATGACCTTTCACATGACGCTAAGAGCTTTGCATATTTCTTTAAAACCATGGTTCTTATTTGATTATTAGTTGGTTCATTAATCAATAATTAAAGCTATCTCCTTTCCTAATTCTAATTCGATTATATAACCTCAACCATATGTTGTAAATACTTATTTTATTTTTATTCTAAATAATTTTAAAAAAATCAGCTTTACTCATACTGTAAAGCTGCTGTCTTCATAAACGTCTTCATGCCGTCCAGTTTCCAAAGAGTTTCATTTATTTTGTCTCTAAATTCTAAAACTGAAGCATGATCCATTCTAATCCTCAAACAATCCCCATTGTTTTTAAAGATAATGTCTATGTAGTACTCTCCACTTTGTATGTTCTTAGAACCAACATTCATGGAAACTGATCTCATAATGTCTTTCAAGTCAATTTCAAGATTAAAATCCATTGTATGCTCCAGTCTGACTAAAAAGTCACCAATTTTTTATGTCTCATGATGACTGACAAGATGTGTATGTGCTTTTATTTTAATGATAACAGTTGAGAAGATTTATAGCCTTCATTTTCAAACGAATCGTCTATTTCTTCGGCATAAGAAGTTGTTATTTCAGCATCCTCTGTACACATGATGTCTACATCAAATAGTGCCTCATATTTTTCTTGATCTTTTTGAAGAAACCCCATTTTTCCTGTTTTATTTCTTAATTTCTTTTTAATTGATTGATATGCGAACAAAAGTGCTTCCTCTTCATTCTTGGCTTTTATTCTGCCGAAAAAAGGTATGCACAGCTCCCCTTGAATGAAATAATCCTTTTCTGACATACGTTTCCCTCTCTCTGGTAGTAATTAACCGAACTTACGTTCCCTTTTTTGTTGACTTAATTATAACCTTTTACCTAGTTAGTGGCAAATCTTTTTTCTTTCATTTAAAAACTTGGAAAGAATTGATATAGTATGATAAGCAATACTATATCAGGAGGTTGTCCGATGCTTGAGGTTGAAATCGGACAATGTTTGATATCCATTCTCCTTGAACGTAGAGGAATGTCCCTAGGGCAACTTTCGAACCTAACAGGCATCAGTAAGCAAAGGTTAAGTGACTACGCTAATGGCGTTAGACCTTCTATGAATATAAAAACAGCGAGAATCATTGCAATTGCCCTCAACTGTTCGATTGAAGACCTCTATGAATGGAAAATCAAACATTGACTTAATCGCTAGGGAGTTTGACCTAGCGAACCTCCTTGTACCCTTTTTAGTGTATAGAACTATTTTACTGCATATGTACAAATTTGTCTCTGTCTAACTTTGTCGAATTCTGAAAAATATGAACAAAATCCTGATATTTTTAAAAAAATACCACGAGTTAACTCATATTTGTTTTATTTTTACTCTGAAAGTTATGTAAAGTTAATCCCTGTAACAGGGATTAAGAATTAGTCTCAATTACTTCAGACTTGATACAATATTTTTCTAAGTTCTCCATATTCACTACTTTCCTCAGTGTTTGTGAATTAAACTCCGCGTCTTCATTCAAGAACCCATATTGTCGAGTTATTTGTTTATAATCAGGTACTTTTAATTCACCCTTCTCTTTATATATCGCATACGCCATGTTGAGCTTTCCTGAATTGATAAGATTTTTAGGTGTAAAGAAGGGTTCTTCTAAAAATTTTTGAAACTGACTAAAAGAACGATGAACTAAAAATTTGTCAGCTTTCATACTCTGATTAGAACTCTTATATTTTAGCCTAAAAATATTTTCGCTTTTAACTAATGTGGCAAATTTGTTTTTAAGGCTGCTATCTGGCGAACCATTGCTAAGATGATATGTTCTTTGGTCATTAGCACGCTTAAGTAACTCATAACATTTATCGCTTACAGTAATTATTCTTACACCATGTTTATCATCTACCAGCTTTACCTTGTTATCATCGAGTAAATCATCACCTGTTAAATTCAGTAACTCTGAATGCTGATAACCATCTATACCTTCATAAATAGCCTGTATCATGGCCTTATCCTGATAATTAACCATAAAATCAACATACTCTTCTACTTCTTTATTGGTGAAGAGTGTTTTTTTGTTTTTATCTATAAACTGCTTTAAGTCACCATCCTGTATCTGATACACTTTGTTGATGTTACTGTTTGCCAAGCCATTTTCCATTGCCCAGGTTGTGTATTGTCCAATTACAGCTCTTGCTCCTCTTAGTGAATCTATAGATTTGCTATCCAAATCGAAAAATAACGTACGCAACTCTTCCAAAGAAAAATTAAATATGTCTTTTTGAAGTATTTTTTCTGTAGCTGAGAAATCCCTTAGCCTTAGCCAATAATGGTTTCTTGTTGCTTCACTTTCGTATTTCTCTAAAAACTTTTCCTTCAATTCAGCATTATACATTTCACTCATATTAAATTCTCCTTTAGGCTTTAAACAACAGCAATTTCATCATAAAATATTCGCTTAAGTTTCTTCTTCATAACATTCTTTAGTTGATTCTCATTATTTTGTCTTCCTAATTCTTCAAACACTCTTCCGCTTTTACTAAAGTCAATCGTATTAAGGATATTTTCAAGCTTGATTAGTTCTACATTGTTTTCCTTCATCTTCTTGGCCAAATAAACATAACCGTAAAACATTACGTTATGATTAATGTATGATTGCTTTCTAATGGACGATAAATCATCTTCAAGAAATTCATCTGGAAAGGCATAAAAAAGGTTATCAAAAAAGTCTACCAGGTATTTCGCAATTTTCAATGCATCTTTTCGAGATTTCAACTCAAATACATCGTCTATAGCTTCGGATAAAGTATAATATGTCACAAGAAAATTACTATCAATACCAATTTCGCTTTGTTGGCTTATTTTATTTTTAAGTTCACTTTTAAATTTCAGCTGCTCGACAACGGTTGAAGAATACCGTTTTTGTCCCAATTCTTCAATTCTGGATTTTTCAACTGGGTTTATTGTATTCATTTGAGCAAAGTGAACCTTAGCCTTTTCTTCATCGTAATTGAGCACATTTAAAATGAATGGTTGATCTAATTCAGGAACTTCAGCAATGGCCTTAACAATACCTGAAATTCGATGGTATCCATCTAGAGCATCTAATAGGGTTCCTCGCGTAACAGTAAGGGTTTGGTCACTTGGATCATATTCAACTTCTTCATCACCGTCAGATGTTCCAAGACGAGCGTTAAAAGTTAACATTGATACAATTAAATCACCTTTGATAAACAATTCTTTGATCTCATCAACTGATTTAGGGTTTGTTTTAGGTACAGGGATAAGACTGCCCTTAATGTACTTTCCTTCACGCTGAGTGTTGTAATTGTACTGCAGGATGGAGCTATTATATAACTCACTAAGCTCCTTGGCAGTAATGGAAGTGACATAGTTATCCTCTTTAATTTTAATCACATTTTTAAACTTGTATGGGAGCTTAACTACTTCTTCACCGGCGAATACTCTCCCACCTTCAAGCTCTTTTGCCAATCTGGTTGGAAAATAATTCGAGGGATCTAAAGCTGGCGCCCCAAGAATTGAATACATCTCTTTTGAAACAATGTACACTTCTTTTTCGTTTAAACGCTGTACGTTGTTATCATTATTATTTAAAATTTCTTGGATATAACCAGGGAGTGCCTTGTATTTGTCCGCCATTGTGGCTTTTAATTCCTTCACCATATTGGAATCATTTTTAATATCAATAAGATTTTTCTCTATTTCAGTTTTTAACTTATAAAGTTTATCCGTTGTTAACAAAACTTCAGACACATTATCACCTCACATAATCATATTAAATTTATCATTATTTTCATAAGCAAGTAAAGCTTTTATATGATTATTTGTGTCACTTGTTCAAAAACATTTTAAGTTTACTCTGTATATACATGTCTGATTTTAAAAAGAATTCTTTATATTGCTCTAAGGTAACATCATCTAAAAAAGACATGTCTTCTTTTTGATCAACCAAAACCCCTGGATCTTGAGAATAATCCCTTTCATTAACTAAATAATGGTCATTTAAAGTATTGATATTGCTGTGACCAGAGAACGCTGCCACTTTTTTAATATCACCATTAACGCTGTAAGAAAAGTTTGTTGCAGTATTGCGTAAACTATGCGGAGTTATCTTTCTTTCTTTGGGAATACCCATAACTCTACATACGCGATTCCACATATCCTGTATTGAATCAACCGTTAACTTATGAAATAACAGTTCATGTTCCCCATACTCTTTCTTTAACAGCAACAACTCTTCATAAAAAGCTGTGGAAATTCCAACTGGCCTAGCCTTTTTTTGCTTAGTTTTTTTAAAGTTGACGAGATAACATTGGTGCTTTTCTGAATAAGTAATATCATCCCACCCAACTCTAAGCACCTCTGATTTACGCCCTCCAGTGCGTGCACTAAACAAAATAAACATCTTTTTCATTAATCTGTTCTGACGCTCAGTAACATACGCTGCCTCAGCAAATTCATAAGCTTCAGATATTCCTTCAAAAGACCCTGCTGGGTTCTTTTCTGTAGGAAGAGGTCTAAAATTAAATACAGATGAATCACACTCATGTTCAGATTCAAGATACTTAATCATACTTTTCAGTGCGGCAATCTTATTGTTAATTGTTGAATTGGAGTTACTTTTATTTTTAGCCAAATGAGTTCGATAGTCATACAGGTCACTCTTCTTGATCGCCAGGTCACTCTCAGTTAAATATTCAATATCCTTGGCAGCATAGTGGTTAAAAAACTCCCTTACATGCCTTTCATACGTGGCTCTAGTATTAGACTTTTCAATTTCTCCAGTTTCTCGATCCCTGTTTCTTAAATCTAATTCATCAAACCACCTATTTATGTTATTGTATATTGAATAATCCCTTAGTGTTGACGCTTTCTTTTGAGCTTCCATAATGACACCTCATATCATTTTTTTCATTAAGTATTGATCAAATTCTTTCCATGCAACAATCCATTCATTTTCCCCTTCAATAGTACTCAGCAGCATTAAATTGGCGTTACAGATTTCAATTTGCTTTAGCATGTCGTATTCTTTAAGAGCGTTAATTAAAATGTCTGTATTCATTTTATCACACCTAATTTATTTTTATCCTATAATAAAATTCAGTTTAGGACATTTACCCTTTCGTCCTTACAGACGTTTATAATTGGCATCCCTGTCAGTTCCTCATAAAGTTCCTCTTCGAACCCAACCCATTCATCACTTGTTGCTTCTCTTCGTAGGAACTCATTATAAGCAACTGCTATCTCAGGCTGCTCTAGAAACTTTAAAACGATCATATGCTTTTTCCAAACTTTAGCCTTGTTTTCTTCTGTATAATATTTATTATTCATTTTATTTTTACTCCTTAAATACATTTTATAGAATTTTTTTGTTCTTTAATGAGGTTGTATTCTTTATGATTTTTTCTCATTGTAGTTACATTATTAGGTGTAAAGACATCTGGATCCTCTAAATGGAGATTGACTCGTGTGAAGTTCTTTAGTTGTTTTATGTATTGATATTGTCTTAATGATGTAATCTTCAACTCTTCCTTTTGAGTGGCACTGGTTGTTTCCATTGTTTCATCTCCCAACAACGTTCATCTTGTAACTTCATTATATATGTTGCTACAATAATATGCAATAATTTATTTTATTTTTATTCACGACAAATAACACATCCCCTATGTATGTGTTAAAATGTCTGCTGATTTGTCTTTAATCCTCATTAGGATACCTTTGCTTTATATTTTGATCTAATCATTTCAGCTTCATTTTCAAGATGATTATCTTCCTGAGAAATTTCTAAATTAATATCTCCCATTTCCATGTAACCTTTGGCCATTTCCTCATAAGAAAGTGCTTTTCCGAAATGCTTTTTCATTTTAATTCCCCCATGGTCTTATATTTGGTTTTATAAAATATAGGAACTTCCCCTTTAAATTAGAAAAGACGCCTGATCCTTTGGATCAAACGTCTAACCGTTGACTATGTAAATTCCTAGTTGTGTTATGCTCCTCTGCTAGCTGAAGCCACTGTGATATCTCCGTTAGCAGTTTGGACTGATTGTTGTCCACTTACAAATCCTACAGCTAAAGCTAGTAAAATGACAATCGCGCAATTAAATTTCTTCATTCTTTCACCTCCTTTCAAGTGAAGAAAACTATAGCGCAATTAAATTTAATATTTCATCTGAGTATCCACGCTTTTTCAATTCAATCAAAGGTAGATTTAGACAGAGCCTATCGCCTGACTTTTTGAATTTCTTTATACTCTCGTGAAAATGGGACATATCATTATACAGCAAGCCCTTAACGTGATAAAGAAACCCTAAATCATCATCCAGAACATCATGTTCTTCAATTTTTTTAATAACATCTTCTGCTTTCTTAGTTTCTTTGATATTAGTCAAATAAAAAGCAGCTTCAATCATATCCGGTATTTCTTGAGACTCGAAATCTACCCATTTGTTTTCTCTCGCCCAGACATTATCTAAAAAGCAAAGTGCGAGTCGTAATTTATAATGATGATGGCTATTGTCTTTTGCAAAGTTCAAGCCTTTTTCATAGCATAGTTTTGCTTTAGCATAATCTTCAAAAATGTATGTATTCCCAAGTGTTAAATAACTAAATACAATCAATCTGTTATTATTGCATTCTTCAATTACAGCGCTACAATGTTTTCGGGTTTCTTCTAGTTCATAATCATTTAAGCTTATATTGGCCTTTAACAGTTCAATTCGACCACTGTACGAATCTTTTATAAATCCATCAGACAGTTCGTCAATCTCCAGAAACTGAGCTGTACTTTTCATTAAGCCAAATTCTCCAATTTTCAAGTATTCGTACATAATCATAATATTCGAAAATGAATACATTTCAGGAGATTTAATTCTATATTTCCCAGTTTCCCGGATCGCTTCATTTATAGAAATTTTATTATTATTCAGTTTTCTATGTAGGGAATAAACCTGTCCCCATTCACGACTTATTGAATTAGATGATTCGCAAAGATTGCTTACGATCTTATCAGTCAATGCATTCCATTGGTTTAAATCTGCATACTCGACAGATTGTCTTGCGCTTTTTTTATTGGGATCCAATGATAAGAAGTAGTCACTTAGAAGCTGCTCTTCATTATCCGGAAACAAGCTCTTAACAATATTAATTAAACCGCCTAAGTTGTCCATTTCTTTCTCTGGGGTGTTGATGAATTTGTAAAAACCATTAACCTTTTCGTACCCTGCTATTTTTGAGAGTTTCGCTGCGAGCTGGTTGTCTTTTTCACATTCATTCTTAATCATCTGCTTAAGACTCATTGGTTACTCCACCCCTTCCCAACTAATGTTTCCTTGTTTATAATATACATTAGAGTTGTCAGAATTACAAGTATTTATTTTATTTTTATTCTAATTATTTTTTAAGGAACCCTTATCTGTTTAAAATTCGTATTTTATAAAGACATGATCCTCTTAATAGAGGTCATGTCAGTTATTTGTATTGGTAATAAACACCCTTCTTGTTTAGCTTATCAATAACTTCGTCTTTGAATGGTATATCTCCGATTATTGCATATCTAACTGTATAGTTACCTGCTTTGATATCTTGAAAAGACAGATTGGTTTTTGTTTTCTTGGTTTCTGCTTCCGGTTGGCGTCTAAATAGTAAACTCCTTCTGTAATCTTTAAAGTCGTTTATTTCGCATTCATTGACTTTTGCAAAATGTTCAATTAATCGTTCCATTTTTTCCTTACTCGAATACAATTGTGTGAAACCAAAGTGATGAAAAGCGTGACAGTTTGCACAAATTAAATTTAATCCATTTAAGGTAACCACAATATTTTCAAAGTCATAGTCCTCGATCTCGTGAAGATGAAGATTCCGCATTTCGTCTGGCTGAGGGGAAAATCCACAAATGCTACATACAGGTGTATCCTTTTGTAATATATGATCCCTGATTCTATACCAAAGTGATTGACCAACTGCTTTCCTTACAGTTCTTCCATGAAATAAAGAAGGTTTTGCAGCAATCTTTAGTTTGAAGTTTGAGTATTTATCCATATGTCTCCATTCAACAAAATTATTTTTTTATAAATTCATTAAAAAGAGTGATTCTATTCGCATTTTTCACTCCTGATGTAAACTTGTTCTGGAATTCTTGCCAAGTGCCATCATCTAATGACAATTCTTCTAGTTTTGTTTGTGTTAATGAATTAAATTTTTCTCTTGAAACCTCCGCGCTAAAATCGTTTCCACCAAACTTTAAATCGATAGCTATAACCTGAACAAATGGGTACTTCCTAAGCAATCTTGCAGTTTCTTCAACAATTAATTTTTCAATTTTAGACTGTGTAAAATAGTTTTCATAATCTGATTTACTTACATTGAAATCATATTCAAATGCTTCTTCAAAGGATTGATAATAATTAATGAGCAATGTTTCCTGTGCTTCAATATATGCAGCAGATTTAATGAAATTTTTCCCTGTGATTACTTCCAAATAGCTCTGTAAATCCTCTAGGTTATTCATACTTAATTCCTCCAACAATTTTTTGATTTTATCTTTAAATGTTTCCCAATACACTTAGTAAAAGACGACTCTTTCTTCAAAGCTGCTTCCATTCAACATACTCAAATCGCTGCTGATAAAGGTCTTCCAGGATTGAAGCCCATTCAATCCAACCTTCCGCAACAATACTTTTCTTCTCCCCATCCTCAATCCATTCAATCCAGTACACCTGTACACTCCTCACCTAGTAATAACTTCAATTTGTCTTATGGCAGAAGTGACTTTAAACTCTGTATGTAGCTCGTTTGCGATCACTAAAGCTTCTGACATTGTAGTAAATTTAGAAGCACCATGAAGCCCCTTAGACACTACATAACCACTGCCTTCTAATTTAAATGACTTGAAGTATTCATCATTTTCAAATTGAATAACAAAAAAGGTATCGATAACCGGCATAGCTAACTCCTCTTCAACAGACCAGCAATTTTTATGGCCAGTGGCAGCAATCCAATCAGTATGTAAAACACCATGATATTTATTTTATTCTTAAAGAACAGTTCAATCATATTCTGCTCCATACCTGGTGAAAATGAATCAATCAGTTCCTGCTTAAACTCTTCATCATAAACCTGATCAACAAATAAGGCCTTAAATCCCGTTAGAAAGCCAACACCAAGCCAGAGTATTAAGAAATATGCTAGTCCAATCAAATTAAAGCCCTCCTTACATACATCGTCTGGTATTATAGTAGTGTTAAATACTTTGTGTAGGTGAAATTTAATGGAAGAGAAAGATTTTGAGACTAATGGCTACGATGTAACAGTTGTATATGATTATAAGGAGTATCCCGATGTTAAATATGGACGCTGTGACAACTGTGATTACGCTTTATTTAAGAGTTCAGTGAAAAGCGGTGTGTTTTTACGTGAGTGTCGTAGGTGTGGTATGAAAAAGAGCATTTAGTTTAATGCTCTTTTTAGCATTGCTTTTCAGGATCTCATTTCCTTTAGAAACCTTATTGAACCAATTGTATTCCATAATTTTAATACATCTATTTTTGTCCATTCATATGGATCATCTCGTCCATGTAGTACCCAATTGCGATTTATTATTTCAGTTCTTGCATCTTCGAAGCTGTGTTTTTTAAAAAGCGCTTCAGTCAAAAACGTGTACATAGAATATGAAGCATATGCTAAAAATTTATCCTTTTCATCAATTTGTGTTTTAAAGTCCCTAAATAAGTACTTTCCGAATTTTTCCGAGTCAACTAACTCGCTCATTTCGCCTTCAATAATTGCAATTAATGCAGGAATTGAAATCTTATATTTGTCAGTATGATAAAGATCAAAAGATATTTCTAAAAGGTTGTTCCATTTACTATTTTCGTTATTCAACAAAGAATCTTTTAGTCTTCTTAGTTCTCTATATTCGTCTTTTTCATAATAAGTTTCAAATTGAATATCAAGTTGATTTGAAGATAACAACAAATTTTTTTCATCAAAATACAAATCTGTGGAAATATCAGCCGTCATTGTCCAACCATTTAGTGAGTTATGATTGATTATCTTACCTAACATTTCATAATCCACGGGAAATTTTTGATCCCCTATTAAATCAGTTAAAGCACTTTTTAATTTTTCTTCAAGTATATTATAAGGACTTTTAATGCCTATTTTAATAGTCTCTAATTTTTTGCGATGTTCCAAAAACCCTCTATCTAAAATATCTTTTACTTGAGCAGTGCCACGAATTGAACTTCCCTTCAATTTAGACTCACTCCTCCAAATTATTTAAATAAACTATTTGGCAGACCTTCACCGTCAATCGTTGGATCAATACAGTCCCATGCAAAATTTTCAAAGTTCCTTACTACTACCGGCATGGCACCTCCCCCCAAAAAATATCTTATTCAATTTAACACAAAGCTTGAAGATTCATTTCAATCTATAAGTTATATTTATCTTTTCTTAAAAAGATTTTATCAGTTTTAAGGTGGGAAAATTCAGTGAGATCCGACGAATCCAATAAGCTGGTGGAACGCTCAATACTTGGCAGTGTTCATCTAAGTAAGCATGTTTCCTTTCCCAATCACTTTTCATCCACGATTCTTGATTTGAGTATGATGGATCATTTGGTTTTGGATAGTCTCCATTTACCCAACCATTTTCAATATGATTTAGTTTCGCTTCGCTGCCTTCATCATTGTATTTATACCAAACTGTAATCATTTTTACCATCTATTCACCGACTTCCTTTGAAATCAAATCGTAGTTTTATCATTTTACTATTCGTAAAAACAATGATCCCGACCAGGAAAATTTCAACATGCTCAAATCATGCTCTATATTAATGATGTAAGACCGCAACCTCATTCTAATATCATCTGTTTTCATTTCTGACGAATTGTATTTTCTTGTTAACTCAACTATATTCTTTAACAATTCTCTGTGCTCTTTTTTATAATCAACCCCTTTATTTTGAGCAATTTTTTCAAGGAATTGCAAATATTCAGAAGGGATTGTCTGATTATAAGTAATGTAGTTTTCAATTTTATATAGAGATGTTTTTATTGAAACTAAGGCATCTTCAATTAATGAATCGTAAATTTTTAAAGAAAAAAACAAAATCAATTGATAAGTAGTGTAAGAAAAAATCATATCTCTCGTAGAAGAGAAGACAGTACCATCGGCTACATATCCTAAAATTTTCATTACAATTAAAGAACCCAAGTATGCTTCAAATAAATATATTAAGATATTAACAATTAGACGTAATACAAAGAAAGGATATTTGTTCTTGATGTAAAGGCAAAATAACAAAAGTGCCAATATTATAAATATCTTGTTACTAATGATTCCTATTAATAATTGCAATCAATCACTTCCATTTTTATATTTGGATGAAAGACTGGTTTTATTTTAAGCAGATTTCCCTTAAATCAATATCAATTCTGTTGCCTTTGCTATCAGTCACCCATTCGCCATTATATGTGCATTTGCTCATTGTCTCTATTAAGCTGTCAAGAGAATTAAAGTTTACGCTATGAGGAACTCCTTTAAACATATCGGGTGTATTCCAACCTCCAGCAACCCAATTTAATTTTACCATTTACTCTTCCCCTTCTCTTTAAAAGAATGATTTTATTCAGTAACACCATTTTCATATTCAAGGTTGTATGTTGATATTTCGTGTACTCCTATATCCCCTGCAAAGTTTCCATCCTCATGTTCCTGTTGTAAATAAACCTCTTTATCTTTTTCGAAGATTTCTCTTGCTTCATCTAATTCAGTTACAGCTTGCGATCCCATTCGATCTGTTACAGTAAAAACTAAGCACCGTTTTAACTCGGTACCATCTTTAAGGACTACGTCTGCCATGACGTACCCATTTGGCTTTAGTTCGCCAATTTCATTACGTCTTTTATCGATTGCCTCTTGAAGAACCACAGAAACAGTATTGTTATCAGACTCACTTAAAGCCATTTCTAATTCTTCAATTTCCTCAAGTAACACTTGAATTTCCTCTCTCATTTCCATCTCTCCCTTTGTTGTTAAATGAATCATTATCTCTATTTAAGCACCCTGAGTATAGCCTGATTTGTCAATAGTTACGAGATGTTCAATGTCATCATAGTGCTCTGCGTTCATGACTTCATAAATATCAATCCCAAGATTTTTCTTCAAATTGCTTTTAGCATGTAAAACAATCATATTATCTGCATTAATGCCATTGGGCATTTGTGGTACACCCGCATCTGTTTTGATTTCTACACCGTTTACATTGAAAGTTACTTTTACTGTATTTTGCATTGCAATCTCTCCTATTCCCTATGAAAGTACGATTTTATGTAGACCTAGAAAATTTGTAAGTATTTACTGTTCTTGTAACTTTAGTATACCGTGATCACTTTAAGTGATCAATATCTTTTTAATCTTTTTTGTAAATCAACAGCTCATGCAGCTCAATGTCTAAATATGTACAGACTTTATCCAACAGATCCCTTGGGTACCGCTCCATTTCATCATGATACAGCTTCCTGACTGTGTTAAAACCATGATCAATATCATTGGACAGCTTTCGAATACTGATATTCCTTTCGTCTAATATTGGCTTTAAATTTGATTTAATCAATATTACTACCTCGCATTCATTATGTATGATCACTTTAAATTATCATTATATCCATAAAAAAGGTCAAGGATATACCTTGACTATGTATTAAGCTTACCAATCAAATGAATCTTCATGTTCAAATCCATAAATACCTTTAATCCACACATCTCCGCATCCTGGATTCTTTGTGATCTCTAACACATGATTACGATTAGCATCTCCCTCTACTCGATCTGTAGCAGTATAGTCAGCATAGTTCCCTACAAACTGCTTCTCACTACGTGGAAATACCCAGCCAGCAAGAGTTATCCTACTGATTTTCATATTTAGAGTACACCCTTCAGCATTGTTAATTGTGAATTTGTAGAAGAGCCAAGTGCGATCAAAATTCCGATCAAAATAATCTGCCATTGAAAAACTCTCTGAATCCTCACTCATGTGAAAATCCACATTTTTGTAGTCTAATGTAAGCTTCGCCTCAGCACTTGGTGTGTTAAAACTCAATATAAAACCAATGCAAATTACAGCCAAAAAGATTAACTTTTTCATTCCCTCTCCCCCTTTTCCAAATTATACTATATTTGAAATGAAGGTGAAAGAACAGGCAGAAGCTTCGTGATTTATCTGTATTCTTCATGATATAGCTAGATATACATGCATCTATGAATATCTTCGTGTATTTATAAGTATCTATACCTCCCTATATCACACAAATACACCTTATTGAGAACAAAAATATTTATTTTAGTTCATTTTTAAGAACAAATCTTCCATTTTTATGATATAATCATCACTGCTTATAGGCAGCCTTACTGCTTATTCGCCATATGGTATAGGAAAGAGGTTCTTTTAATGAACGTAAAACATTCTAACTGTTTCTTTGTTATCAGGCTGTTTGCCGCTCTCTGTGTGCTTATTGCTCATGCTACAAGAGATCTAAACATTTCTGTCTTTGGTTATACTCCAGAGAGTAAAGCAATATTTCACACCGGCATATCAATCTTCTTTTTTCTAAGTGCATTTTTTCTTTTCACTTCTTATGAGAGATCCCAGCTTAAAGGGAATAATGTAACTGATTTTTATTGGAGCCGAATTATTAGGATCGCACCCGCAATATACACCTATGCTATTGCCTCCACTGTACTGCTAATTGTTCTAGGAGCTCTTTCATTGACAGTATTCACTACTAAAGAGTACTGGACATGGCTTCTTAGCAATCTTGTGCTATACCCTCAATACTTCCCTGACATATTCCATCACATTGGCACAGGTCGCCTTAACGATTCACTTTGGACAATTCCTGTTCAGATTAGCTTTTACCTGGTGTTACCCGCAATTTATTGGTTTTATAAACGCTTCGGATTCAAAAAAATGATTCTTTGTTCTTTTGCTGTTTCTGCTTTTAGTGTGCTGATTTCTTTCGTGGTTTTGAAGTTCTTGCCTGGTAATGTGTTCGGTAACCTGTACTTACATTCTTTCCTGCCACAGATGTTTTATTTCACTTTGGGCATCTTCTGGACAAAGGCATGGAGTAAGTCACCGCAGCACCTTGTTTTATTTTTGTCTTCGGTAATTTTATTTTTACTTATTAAGGCAGATCCCATGCATCTTAGTTCAATAAACAGTACACTATGGAACTTTTTATGGTTTGTGCCGTTAAGCTATGCGATCGTTTGGTTCGGGTACAATGGGCCGAAAATATTTTGGCAACTGAACCGGTTAGATGATATCAGTATGGGGATTTTCATATGGCACATGGTGATTATCAACGTCTTCCTATACACCGGAATTAATAAAACACTGTCTGATTACCCGTTGATCATAGTTCTAATTGCTGTCACTGCTGCAATCGCATTTCTTTCGTACAGAATCGTGGAAAAACCCGCTCTTAAATTACGTAATATCAAGAAAAACAAACCAGTCAAAACGAAGATTGCGAGCTAATGGCCAAGGGCTGTTCATGTAGGCAGCCCGTGTCCCATTTAGCATGAAATGGTGTTTTTATTTAAAATAGGCTTTGGAATACTAACGTTTCATCCAATAACTTTGATATTTTCGCTTTCACATGATGGACAGTCTTCATCAAAGTCATCGCCATTCCATTTATATCCACACTCTTCACACGTGATAAGTAAGTTATCCATTGTTTTATCTCCCCTTTTTATTCTGTTTCGTAAACAACAGATGTCTTTTCATTACTGTCTGTGCCACAACAAAGCCTGTATTATTAAAAATTTCTCTATAATCTTTAGGATTATGAATGACATAATGCTTAAACCCAAGTTTGTTTGCTCTCTCATTTGCAAGATTGATTGCAAAATCTTTGCTATATCCCATTACAACCCTTTTTTCATTTCTTGTAATTGATTGTATACTTGTTCTAATTCATCATCGTATAGCTGAAACTCTTTAACGTCTTCTTCTGACTGTTTCACCTTAAAATCAATGGTAATCTCTCTGTTAGGGTCAGGGTTGTTTATCTTATAAGAAACTTCCGCTCCATCATCGTAGTCAAATTTAATCCATTTCTTCATGTTAATCACCTTTCTTGCACATGTTTTATTTAATCTCAGCTTCTATTTGTACAAACTCTCCCAGTGACTCAACACATGCTACTTCGTACATACAGTCGTCATATGTATTGAGTAGGATCTGTGTTTCCTCCTTTATTTCACCTTTCTCCAACATGGTTTGCAATGAATCAATTAATTGTTTAACCTTCATGGCTATATTTCCCCTCTCTTTAGCTACTCAGTTGCCTAACTAATTAATGGCTTAATTTCTTTTACATATTCAAAAAACTGCTGTTGACCTTCAAGAATGCCAAACATTTCATGCCTACCAGTAAAGACCCATTGAGGTGACTCCCCATTTGTCTGTATCTCTACAGTAAAGCTTACTCCTTTTGTATTAATCTCTTCACCTTCCTCGAGTTCATAATGATGTTCAATTAATCTTTTCAATGTTTGACCGTCTTTTATTTCCTTAGAATAAAATGTCAACCCCTGATCTTCATATTCCTTTAGTTTAAAGCCGTTGTCCAGTAAGAATTGAAGGATGTTTTCATTTAATTTTGATTTTTTCATGCTTTATTCTCCTCTCTTTAAAATTGTTGTTTTATTCAGAACTCACAAGTTCACCATATGATTTTAGATCGCTCATTTTTTCTCTTGTGTTTTTAAACAGTTGAATTTCGCTTTCTGTTGCTTCACGCTGAATTGAATCTTTAACCCAATCATTCGTATACAGATCACACACTTGACCATCTTTGATATACAATGTTTCCGTACATACAAAGACATCTAGCATATTAGGTTTGTTTGGTAAGATTTTAATTATATTTACTTCTGTACTTCCTTCTTCTGTTCTTTCAAGAGCATAATATTGTCCTACCTTAATCTCCATATCTTTTTCTCTCCATTCTGTTTAAAATAAGATGAATATTTTACCCAACTCGATATACGAACTATGTTTTTAATCCTCTAACGGTCTACATATATACTCTATAGATAGATAAACATCCATATCCTTTTCGCATTCTGGACACGTAACAATAAGTACGTCCATATTATTGTTGCAAGCGTCACGACCACTAAATACATGACCACAATATACGCATTGGCAATTATCAACATTTACGGTTTCTTCACTAAATAGTTTATTTTCCCCCATCAATAATCTTCCTTTCTTATTGGTGTTTTTAATCGGAATAAGACATAAATTAATATTCTAGTTTTCCTCCATTCTGTTTAATTCAAGAAATCCCCAACTTCTTCAAACATACTTTGCAAGCCCAATCCTTATTTGCCAACACCTCAGACTCTTCTATTCCAGTTTCGAAAAAGTCTGTATTTTGACCATACTTTCCACAAATAGACTTGTTATCAATAAAGGCGTGATATTTCGCCTTTGGATGAACCCAATCATGATCTGTTAGATTGCTTTGGATGACAGGCAACTGCCAGACTAAGTTGTTCTTTGTCATCTTCACGTCACCTTTTTAACCCATATTGTATATTGAACTGATTTCACCTATTAAATTTTTCTCATGATCATAAACTTTTCTTGTCTCGATACAGACAACAACATCACCCATAGGACTAGAGAAAACAATCTTTTCACCATCATTAAACATAAATTCTAGCCCATCCAATTTAAAAACAGTTTCAAGATATTGCTTTACTGCACTCTCATTCATCTCTTTACATCCCCATTCTGTTTAAAATATGCATTTTATTTTGTTTATATTTTATTTTCACTCTAAAAATTACGCAGTCAAGTCTTTATGATGTAAGCATGAGAAGCTTCGATGTATCCAGGATATAATAAGAAGCATTGTTTACCGTAGCACTGTAAGATTGCTCACCCTCAAAATCATTGATTACGTCTTTTTCTTCTGCCGTCATATCCTGATATTTTACCTTGCCGTATGAAGGAGGAAGCCAATTTTTCTTTTGGCTGCCAAAGATATTAAATTTCTTTAGAATTTCCATATCTTTAAACTCGATGTGACATGTTCCTTTTTTATAGAAAGTTACATAGAAGTACTTTAATTCTATTTTTTTCGTTTCACCGTAATGCTTAGCCAGTTTTAGAGATTCATCTATGTTTATGTCTTCTGTTAACCCATTGTCAAGGTAATTGAAAACTTTTTCGATATCTTTCAACTTTTCTAAGACCTTGTAGTCTGTTGGACTATAGTGACCGAGCCAACTACAATACCCGTTTAGTGGAATAATTATTTTTTTATTAATTTTATATGATTTATTTGTTTTCCACCCATTATATAAGTGCACATTTTTTGATGATTCATCATAGTAATGCTTGTGGCTAAATTCTTCAAAAAGATTAAGTATTGTATCTTCTACGCCCTGCGTCATCTCTTTGCTCATCTGAATTCTTAATGTATAGATATTGAACAAAGAAAAGTCATAATCTTTTAATTCCTCAACGTGCTGCAAGTATTTTTGTTTTAGGTTGCTTGTAAAGAGCCCCATAAACTGATCATTGTTAAACAGCGTATTCCAATACTTCGCCCTAATTTGTTTTATATATGCATTCTCTATGTCATTTTCTTCGGTATTCTTATCAATTTGCAGTTTCAATATTGGAGTACTGTCATCATTGAAACTATGCAGCATTAATGGTTTTAAACTGTTATATTCATTGATTAATTTTAAACCCGCTTTGATTTCATAGTTGAACTGTTCTACAATCCCTTTTATAAAGTCTGCATTCACTAACTGTGTTGCTTTATAATCCTCATTAATTCTATGTGACTCATCTTTTTTCAATTCTTCTATTAGAACGCTGCTATATTCTTGTTTTTCAATGCTTATGTAAATTAGTGCTGTTTCAACTTCTGTGTTTCGCTCTGAGTTCGAAAAAGCGTTTTGAATGTATTCAACTTCTGCATTTATTTCCTCTAGCTTACGTATAAGAAATTTCCTGTCATTTGAATACGGATTTTTTAATGTTTCGGCATTTAGTAAACAAACAATTTGACCGGATCTTTGTTGCTTTTCAATTAATTCAATCGCCTTTAATAAATGTTTAACACCGCTACTAAAAGGTGGATTCATAAAAATCAAATCATACTTCTTGTAAGTGTTAAACGTCAGAAAATCATCTGCAATCACTCTGTAATCTTTGCCTCTAAGTATGTATTGTAAGTTTTCATCTTGTTCAATTGTATCAATGTCATATTTCGAATTCCTTCTATAGTTGCTGGTGTTTTTAAATTGATTGTGAATAGCTTCTACTAAATTCCCTTTGCCTGCTGACGGCTCCAGAACGGAGTTAATGTACTTCCATTCTACTTTAGATGTCATTTTTCGGATTAACTGTGGTGGTGTCGGATAAAAATCCGGATTATCTTTAAACATTTTAAACTCCCCTTCTTTTTAGGGAATGAGATGTTTTCCCATCCCCTCATGAGTTTATAGATTAGGCTTATACGTGTTGATTATTGGTTTGAAGCTTTTTTTATTTAAGTAACCTAAAACCTCGTCAAATTGTCTTTTGTCACAGGAGTGGTACTTACTATGAATTATTTTAATCCCATCTGGTTTAACCTCTACATTATTCAATACTGTTTCGGGCAGCGAGTGCCACCCTTTGAACATCAATAATTCTGAATAGAAGTGACGATAATAAAATTTTCTTTTACTTTCAGGCCGGTATGTCAACTTGACTGCATTATCATATTGGGCATATTTAGTTGGCAGGTAACTGTCATATGTTATTCTTTCAGTAATTAAAGATCCAAGATCAGATATATAAAACAGAGTATATTTTTCCCCTTTTTCAAGATCAGTACTTTTAAATTGTTCTTGAATGCTGTCAACTTCATGGAGAATTCTGTATAAAGAAATTTTCAATTCCTCTGTATCTGCTTGTTGGATAATTTTTTTACTCAAATTTAAATTATTCAATTTCAATTTTTCTTTGAGTAAAGCTTTATATTTGTCCCAGTCTTCATTATTCCAGGTTGCAAATATATTTAATTCTTCAATGACTGAGCTAGAAAGATCTTCTATTTTTCCCGCTTGATATTTTAACTCGTCTAATTCTCCTTCTTTTATCGCTTGTTTATGAGAAATTGACTTTTCAATTTTTGCATTGTCCACTAAACCAACGTATCTCGAATAAGAATGGCCTTGAGCGTCTACAATAAATTGCAATTTCCCGCCGTAGTACACTCCTACGCCATATAAATTCCATTTGACTGTGTTCTTTTCTAGATCGTCCATATTGTAATAATCAATCATTGAGTTGATTCTGTTGTCCTCCGTAAAGCTTCCACCGGTTTCCGCAAGAAAATCAAAATCATTCAAAAGCATGTTAGAAAAGTTGTTTAAAGCTTCTTCAGTATTGAAATGCACTTCTTTTGTAATTTTTACATTTTCGAGAGTAAAATCTCCTTTGGTAACCTCATCTTTATATTGATCAAGTGTGCTATTCTTATTTAAGTTTGCGAACTGTGAATCAATAACAAAATACTCTTGATCTTCATTCAGTTGTTTTACTACAATGCTGCTATAGATATTTTCGGCTTGTTTCTTTTCTTCTTCTTGCCGTCTCTTATATTCAGCATTTTTGATTTCTTGTTCTTTTAAATATTCCTGAAGTTCTTTTTCTTTTCTCGCTTTCTCGGCTTCTTCGAATTCTTCCATCTTTGAATCAAACAGTGTCATATCTTCTTTAATTTCTTCTGTTTGTTCTGTCACTGTGTATTCCCAATCTAATGAAACACGACCATAGAAATTGTAACTACCTGCGTAATCAGTGTATGGATCTGCTGGGCTGTAGCAATGGCGATAATTGTTTAAAAGACTGTTGCAATAATCATAAATCGCAGTCAAATAAGCTGAGCCTTTTTCATAAGGACTTGCTTTGATTTTGATGTTAATAGTGCTATGTAAATAGCTTCCCCCAGTAGTAACAGAGAATTTGCATTGTGGGAAACGTTGTCTCAAATGCTTTCTTATTTCCTTTGCCATTTCTTTCACTTCTTGTTCCTTGTTAACCTCGAATTCACTCCATTGTGTTGCATCCCACAGACTCATATTTACACCCTTAGCTTTCTTTTTGGTTTTTGTGATTGTTTTAGAAGATGGGACTTCTTGTTTAGTGACACCATTAGCGACCTGCATTGATTTTTCTGTCCGTTTGCTCCACCAACATTTTTTGAATCCAGAGTATCGAAAACCGTTTGATTTAAGATGAGTTAAAACCTCTTGTTCTGGTTTACTATCAAAATAAAGTTCAATTCCGTTTAACTCTTCGTTAATTCTTAAAACAGCTGTCATTTTCAATCTCCCCATTCTTTATTAAAATTTTATTTTTATTCTAAATGTATGTAATCCTTTAACTTGATTTAATTTTAACATGATCACTTTAAATATTCAATAGTTATTTTATTTTTATCCTCAAAAAAAAGAAAAACATATTATCGAGGTTCAGCTTGCTGAAACGAGACGGCCGTAAAGGCACTTTCTTTACGGACGAATTTATTATTTTTTTATTTTATTATTTTTCTGGTTCTCCTTAAGACTTAGGCTCTAAAACCCTTGATATGACTGGCTTATTTTTTAAGTTTAAGAGGTTTGTCCTCTTTATCAGGTATCTAGCCAGTTTGTGAGCAACTTCCTCATTCTTAAAGAAGGTATGTACAAAGTTATTTCTTCTCCATCCCTAATAGCTGACCTCCATACCCATTGCACTAACTCAGACAATGCAAATGCGTCCTGGTCTATTGTAATACTGTACTTTTCTTTAAAATAATTATACAGAACAGTATTCGTATATCTGTTTATTGTATAAGCTAAGTGTTTCTTATGCTTAAACTCGTTTGTTGCACGTGCATTACATGAAACAAATCCCTTTGTATACCCATTTCCCTTTATTCTGTTCTTATGGTCTGAATAAGTCGTCCACATAGCTTCATCACTTGACGACTTAACAATATTATTAAAGTAATTGAACACATTGTTCTTCACCTTTTTGATTGTGTAAGGTGATTTATTTTTATACCAATTAGAAGACAGTGAAAACTCCAGTTGTCCTATTGTGTTTAGATTGCCTTCATATATTTTTATTTTGTTCCTTAACTCTTTCTTAAAGCTCCTTTCATAATCAGTATTGTGATCAATGAACCTATACTGCCCATCCATGTAAGCTGAAATGTACTTTTGATACTTGATGTTGTTCAGATCGTAGTAATATTTTTGTATTTGAGCATCAAACATATATGTAAGTATGTAAACCTCCTTGAATAACTGGAATACGTCGGCAGGAAAGTTCCAAATCAATATATTGTCTTTGAAATACATTAGATTGTTATTTAACGCCATATCTCGAATGTCATCGTATCGTGTTTCATAGTCTTTTTTTTCTTCATTCCATTTGACAAAACCGTTTTCAACATAAATCAAATTGGAATCAAACAGTGTTGTTAGATCATGTTTCTTCACCTGTAATTGTTCCACTACTTCCATGACTTCATCTAATATCAGTGTGTAATTGCCTGCAAGTATAAGTTCTTTTGTCTCGTCGTTTGCGTTTTTAAAAAGGTTATGAGTTGCCACAATGTTTTTATTCTGTGATAAGAGTTCGTGAAAGGATTCAAACTTATATTGTGTTTTATCACCTTTCTTCTTTACTTTAGGTTCGAAAAAGTGTTTGGACTTTATACTTTTCTTTATGCGCTCAACTTCATTTAAATAAGGTGTGATGAATATAAAGGTTTCTTCTTTACCAGCAGAATTCATTTTGTTAATCGCTGCAGATGTTTTACCGCTCCCCATTACCGAATCAACTATTTTAATTTTATTCATAATATATGCAGACTTCCCCCTTTAATATTAAAAATAAAGGAACGGATAAATGTTTTACCGCTCCTTCTCATGTATGAAATTCAATTGTTGATTCTTTCTTCAAGATCATGAATACGTCTTTCAAGTCCAGAGAATTTCTTATCATTGTATCGGTGGTCACTTTCAATATTCTTGTTAATAATCTTAAGCATGGATACAACCTCTGCAGGTTCATTTTCTTCGATCCGTTTAACCGTTTCTTTAATATCCTTAACGTCCTGCTTAATTGTGTTAATATCCTTGGATAGTTGTTGTATCGCTTCAAGGATCTGATTTTCCATTCCGCTCACCTCTAATAAGCTTAGTATAGCATGATGTCAGTTAGATTTGTTTACCTTCTTTTGGCGTATAACAAAGTAAGCGATCCATAACAAAATGATAATGATACACGTTACTATGAAGATAGCCGTAATAAGAGACTGTATTCCGCTGCTGAAGTAATCTTTGATGAAGAGGAACAATAAGAATAAAACAACAAATGTTATGTTCGTAAACCATAATGAGAATCGTTTCATGTTTACAATGTGCTTGTCCATGTTATAATATGGGTAGTGACTAAAGGGGAATTGATCCCCTTTAGCGTGTTATCTGCGTATACGTTTGCGTTGTCTCTTGCTACGGAGGCGCTTGCGTGTACGCTTTTTCTTTTTGCTTTTCTTATTCTTCATCAGGTTTTGAATCTTCTCAGCTATCGTTAAACAGTTGATGATTAAAACCGTGATAGGAATAAGGAAAGCAATTGTTATACCCACTTTCTCAAGCACTATGTACACCTCCTTTCCTATAACTCTATTATAGCACATTTTCCCTTCAAAGTCATTTTATTTTTACTCTTAAAATGGATTTTTTTAAATTATTTTGGCACTATTATTCATGTGTGTATAGGCTGTATGAGGCGTTTATGTGGATTGGATACCCAATGATACTATGATTAATTTAAAATTGATTCCAGGTGCATTAGAATGATTCTGATGATGTCTAGTTGGTGTGTTATGGGATGGATATATGATGATGTGTGGTGAAGATAAATGTGTTTTAGGTAAGCTGAGCATAAAGGTTATAGGTGGATGTAATGAGATGAGAAGGAATATTATTAGGATGAATATAAAATAGATGTGTAGATTAGATGAGTAAATTGTATAGATAAAAAATAAGACTTCGATTCATTCCCTCTCGTTATACACACGATTATTTTAATGAATGGGTATTCACTTTTAAATTGACCGCTTAATTATTTTTTCAAAAATAAATATTGTTTTTCATTTGAAATTGTGTTAGTTGTGCAAATTTATCAGCCAAAACATAAAAACCCTACATAACGTATCTTATATAGGGAATTCAACACCAATATATAGGGGGTATATTAACATCTAAAGGCCAAAAAACAGGAACAAATGTACCCCTAGCACTTCCATTTCCACACCCAACTTATTTTTTCACTTTCCCATTTTTCAGCCTATTTTTGCATCGTAATCGCTATCGTAAAAGCCTATAATATCAATGTTTTTCCACTCCTTTTTCTCCCCTTTTTCATCAGATTTTTAAATAAACAACCACTTTTCCTCTCTCCTGCCTACGTTTTACGATCACAAAACACCTATTATCCCCTTTGACATCTCTAAAACATTGCTATATCAACTAAATAACCCTTTCCAATCTTCATTTACGATAAGCACTTTTTTAGGTCACGATCACCCGGGGGGTCATTAAAAATCAAAATAAAAAAAGCCACCATAATAGGTAGCTTCCCTTTAAAATTAACGTTTTAGTCTCTTCAGTGCCTCCATATACGAGGTCTTTTTCGATTCCTTGTTCTCCAGTTTTTTCGGTTTAAATAAATCCTCTCTACGGCGATTCTTCGCTTTATAAACAGTTGTTTCTTTAACTTCAGTGTTTCCATTTTCAATTAGATCATCTAACTGCTTCATCCGTTCATTGATCCAGGTTAATCCACTAAGAATCGTTATCGCCCTATTACCTTTATCATAATGCCCTTTAAATAAGTCTAGGGGCATCTTGTTATCAAAGACATTAAACAGCTCATTATACGATATATGCTCCGTTAAGAACTCATGAACATCCAGGATAATTCCAGCTCTCATCACATTTTCAAACTCAACAGGAGTGAAAATCGAATTGTTCCACGACTTTTGTATATCTTCATGCAGCTTATCAAAATACTTACCCTCATTTGTAAATTCATTGAGGTCTGTTTGAGCAATAGTCATGATTCCTGGTGTATCAAAAAGCTGATTTAAATCCTTCCTGTCTAATGTACTGATCTTTGATCCTCTGTCCGTGTAATTGAGTAAGACTTCAATTAAATCCAGGAACATTTTGTTTGTTTCCTTGTAGAGTCTGTTCTCTGAAATCTTCCCTTCATATTTGCGAAAAACCATTTGATTATCCAAAGGTAAAACACAGGTCTCTGGCAGAGATAATTCATCTAGTAGCTCCAGCGAATTAATCTGATTAACCAATACCTCATTGTTATCAGGAAGGATTGGAACAGCAACTATGGTTTTATGAGCAAGGTATTCGTTTAACAATTCTAATAATATAGGAGCTACCCCTGAACCGGTTCCACCAGCTGCAGAGAAAGCAACAAATATGACTTGTACTGAAGGCTTTTCCATTGTGTTCTTTATAAACTCAATTGAAGATTCCCAGTTGTTTTTCATATGTTTCGCTGCTATGCTTCTGTCTTTCCCCACTCCTTCTGTTCCGACCAAATGCAACTTATCTTGGATATTGACCAATGAATTAAGGTCTGAAAGTGAATAATTTATTGCGACAGAATGAAATCCTCTCTTCATTGCTTCATCTGCTACACTTCCACCGGCCTGTCCAACTCCAATAAATCCAAACATTAAACCCTCTCCCCTTCTAATTGATATCGTAAAGCTTCTTGTCCATATTGAGTAATAAAAACTGTATGCTCTTTGCTATTTTTCACTATATTAATAAACTGCAAGGCCTCAAGACGATCGATGCTCTTTCTAAAGGTGGCTTCAGTTAACTGAGTTTTTGCTTGAATGGTTTTCTTCCTAATTGATTTAAACTTTAAATCTGCCCCTTCATCGCTCAATAAGCCTAGAATATACAAATCATTTCGGGTTAAATTATCAATGACTGAATCAAAATAAGTATCCATGTAACCCCTCCTTAATATCTGATGATTTTGAAGTATCTTGGTTGATATACGATTATTATATTGTTTATTTGTATTTAAATGCAAATATTTTTGTATCTTAATGCAAATAATCATACTCTGCTTGTATGTAAACCAGTCATTTTATAAAATTTATTCAAACAGCAAAAGGATGATTTAAATGGAATATAGGGTTAAAAGTAAGTTGGATTCATTTCTAAGCAGCAAAGGTATCGAAAAAGGCTGGTTAGCAGAGCAAATAAAAGCTGAAAGAGCAAGTATATCTAGATGGTGTAAAAATGACAGCAAGGGATTTGCAACCGTCCTCCCTAGTACATACAATCTTTTATTAATGGCACATGTTCTAAATTGTAAAGTTGACGATCTTTTTGAATTAATCGAAATTAAATCCAATTAACTTTGGATTTTTATGTTTACAAGAGTAAAAATAAAATATATAATAAAGACACAACCACGTGAAGTGGTCTTTATTTTAATCATTTTCAGAGTAAAAATAAAATAGTATGGAGGTGTAAGATGAAAAAGCAGTATTTATTTAGTCATTTAATGGGGTTTATTGAGGGAAAAGTAGTCGATGGGACAGCAACACCCGAAGAAGAATACCTTTATCAGGATTACAAATGGTACGGAAAGATTAATAAGCAAAGCTTTACATATCGAAGTTTAGTAAATCAATATCTTAATAGCGAATATTAATCATCTTAAGAGTAAAAATAAAATACATATTAATTATTTATCGAAATAAAACAATGAATGGAGAGCTATTGATATGAATTATTACAAAAAATTGTCTAGTGCTTTACATGATGTAGAAAATTTAGAAGAAGCCTGGGATATTTCCGCACTAATTAATGAGAGTTATCAAGAAAATAAAATTACTAAAGATGAGGAATTATCTTTACAAAGTGATTTACTGTCCTATTGCGGCTCGCTTGGTTTTAGGCTTGTTAGTATTGATGATTACGATTGGGAGGAAATGAAACGCTTCAATCCTGATTTAGACTAAAGGAGGTGTAAAATGATAAATTCTCAGTTTTTTACATACAAATTTAATTCATCTAGACTTAAAGAATTCAATTTTAAAATAGACTTATCTTTTGAAGAAGCTCAAAAATACAACGAGGTAATCACCCTATTTGATAATCAAATACTCAGATCAATTCGAGAACTTAAGAACTCAGATTTAGACCCTAGTTATATTGATGCATTGCAAGAAGAAAAAGAAAAGTTAAAGAAGAAAACCCACCAAGAGGAATACACAAGAAGACTGCAAGAAATTCAAAGCCAGCTTAATAACATACTTTTTGTTCCTGAATACATAACAATCAAGATGGATCACATTAGTCATTATAAATATTTATTCAATGAAGGACTTTATCTTAATGGAAAACGTTATGTTCGCTTCTCTTCTTCTGCAGGTCAAGCTAGAGTTTCAACAGTCGTATTTCTTGAAGAAGAGACAGCTAAAGCCTTGACAGTTGTATTGGACAACGGCAGAGATCTAACCAAAAAGCTCGTCCCTTCTAAGTTTAATGCTTATAAAGGATTGGCTGGAAGTGCAACTAAAGTTGTTAGCACACCAAGATTCTGTTTAGTTCCTGACTATTATAGTGACACTGAAGTTAAAGTGAACTTTGTTACTGAGACTGATCTTGAAGATGATGACATTATTGATATTCAAGATATTGTTGAATCATTTAATCGTTTTGATGGTCAGGGTTTAATTAGCTATGAGATGGCAGAGAAATGGGCAGCAGAATTGGGGCTCGATTACGTTCCTGCACAATGGTGTATTAGACAAAACTTTATAAAAGGTATGCTAAACACCTTCCCTATTCATGAGTTTTGTGAAACAGTCAATAACGGAAATTACAGAATAAGAACATCCTATAAAGATGAAAATGGCAACCTAAAGATAGTTGATTTAAGAGACATTGATGTAATTTTGACTGAAAGCCAATTTAAATTATGGGACAGCTTCCCTTCAATTGAGGTTTACCAGGAAAATTGCATAAAAAACAATTTAAGATGGGGAGTATCTCTACATAGTTCTAAAAAAGATAAAGACATCTTGAAGATGAATTATCAGTTTCTACAAACACTTAATTTGAATAATGAGGATATTGAAAAGATTTGTGAGAAATTCGTTAATTGGATTACAGGAGTTAACGGGGGAAACATTTATTACACTATCCTCTTCCTTATTGGAACTGATATAACTGACGATAAGATTGAAAATTACATAGACAAGTCAGATAATCATTGGATAAAATCATTGCTTGTTAATCCTAATTTAATTAATGACAAATACATAAAAAAGAAGATATATGACTTAATGAAAAAGAAAATCCAACGAGGTTGCCTTGGGGACATAATTCTGGATGGGAACTTTCAAACTTTAGTAAGTGATCCTTATGCCATGATGCAGCATGTTTGTGGACTTCAAGTTACTGGGCTTTTAGGAAAACGTGAGTATTATTCTAACTATTGGAATCAAAAAGGTGTTAAATATGTTGATAGTATGAGAGCCCCCCTCACCTACCGAAGTGAACACTTGATTTTAACTCTTAAGAAGAATGAAGAAGTTAATTATTGGTACAGACATAACTACACAGGAATAATCGTTAATGTACATGGATCAGAAACAATGAATTGGGCTGGGAGCGATTTTGATTATGACATCATTGCAACTACTTCAGACGAAACTGTACTCAAAGGAGTTTATAAAGATGAGTTACCTGTAGTGTATACCCCTCCTACTTCTGAGAAAAGGATTCTTACCGAAGATGACTTATTCAATGCAGACTTATTTTCTTTTGGCTCAATCATCGGTTCAATAACAAACAAAAGTACAAGTGGTTATGCTCTTTTAGCTGAATTGGACACTCACTCTAAAGAATATGAAACAACTTTAAATCGTGTAAAGATGTGTACAAAGCTTCAAAGTGCTCAGATTGATAAAGCTAAGATCGGTAGAGAAGTTAAAGGTATCCCCTCCCCTTGGGTTAACTACAACAAGGTTAAAGACACGGATTCTGATGAAACTAAGACTGAAAAAGAATTTAAGAATAGGATTTTGCTAGACAGACACCCATACTTCTTCATCTATTTGTATAAAGGAACTAAAAATAAGTACAAAAAACACGTCAAAAGCTATGATATTACTTGTAAACAGAAGTTTGGAGTAAGTCTTCAAGAGCTTAGGACAGTAAAAAGAAAAACAAAAGAACAACGAGACTTTTTGAAGCTATTTGAAAGATTTAATCCTGTAATTGAAAGTGAATGTGTCATGAATCGTATTTGCAAATATATTGAGTCTGTTGATTTTGGAATAAGGAATATCGTTAGCAAGGATTGTGATGAAGAAATTTATAAATTGTATTTGAGTGACGAAGCTGTGTTTGATGAGGAAAAATACTTAAAAGTCAAAGGCTTGTACGGAAAGTTTAAGAAATCTATTGGACAAAGCGCTGTTTTAAACACAGGAGATCCTTCTGAAAGAAGCTCGTACGACTCTGAGTTACATACCCAAATATCTAATTCACAAGAACTATTTAAACAAGAGGTTTTTCAAATAAGTTCGAGTGTTAATGAAGTAACCAATTACCTAGTTAAATTATTTTATTTTGATGAAAAGACAGCTAACAAGGAAATTTTATGGTCTGCTTTTGGACAATACATATATGAAAATATCAAAAAGAAAGTAAAAGAATTTTACATACCTGTTTCTGATATTAAAGGAGAGATTAAATACTTGAATAATAGATACACATTGAAAAAGGTGACGTTGTAATGAGTGATATAAAGTTTAAAGAAAAAGATTATGCAGAGCTCTTACTTAAAAAAGGCTTTATTACCAAGAATTTGAGCACTGAAATGAAAATCCTAGCTAAATATTTTAAATCATTGGGGAAAAAGCCAAAAGAACGAGAAAAACTTCTCTATGAGTTTTGTGAAAAGCATATAGTTGACTTTAGCCGGGTACTTTACTTTAAAAAAATCAATTCTGCCCTTAATTATGCAAGGAAAAAAGAAAATGTTCTAATCAATATTGATCGAATTGAAATAACAAAAAACGAACTTGAAGTAATTGACACTTTAGATGTTGATCATGCACAAAAGAAACTTTGTTTCACTCTCCTAACACTAAACAAGCTTTACTCAACAATCCATGAAACTAAATATGGAGAAAAAAATAAAGAATATTTTTACGGAGGCAACAATAAAAAATATAAAGAATTAATAGATGCTTCCCATACCTCCCTAACAGCAAACAAACTTCATCTTATTATTGGGGAATTAGCAGCCAAAGAAATAGTTGAGATTAGAAATAAAGGTTTTATTAAGCTGTCCTTTATATATGAGATTGAATTTGATAGCGAAGTTGGGATTTTAATAAATTCTTTTGACGATATTGGGCTTTACTATGACCTATATACAAATCAACAGAGGGTTAGAGAATGTTCCACTTGTAATACACCGATTAAAATTAAAAGTAACAAAACAAAGTATTGCTCAAATTGTGCTTTAGAAACAGAAAAGAACCGAAAAAAACTGTGGAAACGTAACAGGTCTAGAAAAAGTAGCGAAATAGAAAAACGCTGAATCCCTTGATACGACTGGGTTTGAAGGACATTTATAAATTTTCTAGTTATGGTAAGACATACATATATTAAGGATAAAAATAAAATCATGAAGGAGAAATCACATATGAATAAAACAGAATTTGTTGGAGCAGTTGCAAACGAATTAGGAGTTACTAAGAAAGAAGCCGCGCCTAGTGTAGAGGGTGTATTTAAAGTACTTGCAGGAACATTGGTAAAAGGTGAATCAATCAAGATTCCCGGAGTTGGAACGTTTGAAGTTCGTGAACGTGCAGCTCGCAAAGGGAGAAATCCACAATCGGGTGAGGAAATTGATATTCCAGCTACTAAGGCACCTGCATTCAAGGCTGCTAAAGCTCTAAAAGACGCAGTGAAAGCTTAATAAAAATTAAAGAGGACGACAGGAAAGACTTCCTGCACGCTTTGTCACATAGAGCTTATGCTCCTAAAAGTGGCAGAGTTAGATGTTATGGAGGAATTTGTCGCCCTCCCCTCTTTTCGCATGTGTTCATCTCCAGTTTAATTAATTAGAGTTCTTTTATTGATGGCATGGGGGTGTCGTCAATAATAAGCTGTTTACTGATATGTGGGATATCAGTTCTCGGCTAATATTCATTTGTTTGAGGACTTGGAATGCCAGGGTTTCGGATAAGTGGATATTAGCGGGGTATTGCCCTTACGTGGATGAAGCTTTTTCTAAACATGTCTATTCTCACTTTCATACGAACAAAAGCATTAAATTCGACTTTACAGCTACAACTGGTCATTGTGGTTAGTCGGATGTCTGTATCTAAAAGAGACAGGCAAATGGCTATTATCGGGCTAAATATGCCGATAAGACTTAACGCATTAATGCAAATTGCGACTGAATCCCATCAGGGTCTTATTATGGGTGGCAGATTTTTCGTGCTTGCGTAAACAAACGAAAGGGAGAGCTAAAGGGTGGCGAAATATCGTAAAAAGCCGATTGAAATAGAAGCGGTAAAATTCGAGGATACGGCGCATTCAATCACTGATATTTCGAACTTGGCCGGCGGAAGGACGATCGTATACAGTTACCAGAGTGAATATCCGACTTTAACGATTCAGACTTTAGAGGGAGATATGACCGCGCAAGTTGGCGATTACATTATTCGCGGCATTAAGGGCGAACTTTACCCGTGCAAGCCGGACATTTTCGAAAAGACTTACGAAAGGCTAGAAGTTGAATAAACGTAAAAAAGAGCTCACCAGTCGCAATCTGAATAAGCTCTTTTCGTAATGCCGTTATCTAAACTTGTTAAAATAATTATACTATTTGTATATATATTTGTCAAACGTAAAAGTGAATTTATTTCAGAAGACCTAAAACAAAAAAAAAATA